CCCAGCGCGACCTCTGGCAATTCCAGCCCCAGCGCGACCTCTGGCTATTCCAGCCACAGCGCGACCTCTGGCAATTCCAGCCCCAGCGCGACCTCTGGCAATTCCAGCCCCAGCGCGACCTCTGGCGATTACAGCCCCAGCGCGACCTCTGGCTATTCCAGCCACAGCGCGACCTCTGGCTATTCCAGCCCCAGCGCGACCTCTGGCGATTCCAGCCCCAGCGCGACCTCTGGCAATTCCAGCCCCAGCGCGACCTCTGGCAATTCCAGCCCCAGCGCGACCTCTGGCAATTCCAGCCCCAGCGCGACCTCTGGAAAAAATTCCATCGCTTGCGCGATTGGCCGAGAGGCAACGGCAAAAAGCACAGTTGGAAACTGGCTGGTGCTTTCCGAATACGATTCGGAAGGAAATGTTAAGACGGTCAAAACGGTCAAAGTGGACGGCAAGGAAATCAAGGCCGACACGTTTTACAAGCTCATCGACGGCAAGTTCGTCAAGGCGGAATAACAGTCAACAATAGAAAGGAATAAAAATGAAATCAGAAATCATCCAAAAACTCATCGCCCATGTCACCGCCGAGTGTGGCGCGGTGGATGTGGAAGCGCGGTTTGACGATATGTTGGACGAGCTTTACAGCTTTGACAGTGTGGGCGGGCCGTTCCAATACCTCACGCCGTCGAATGTCCTCAAGGAAATGCTGCCAACGGATTACCGTTGTGGCGTGGCGGATTATACCGGCACCGAGGAGAACCTTGTCGAGATCGGAAACGAGTATTACGACAAGGCCGATGTGGACGCGGCCCGCGACGAGTTCACCGGAAATCTGGACGAGCAAATCGCCGACTTGGAAAAGGAAATCGAAACCTTGGAGGCCGAGGAGGACAAAGACGAGGAGGAGATTGCCACCAAGCAGAGGGAGCTGGCCGACCTGCAATCAGACGAGCGCGAAGCCAGCAAACACACGTTCTAAACCCCAGATGAAAGGAGTGTTGAAATGAAATACAAACTCGTAACCGGAAAGTCTGCTGACAATCTCAGCGACCAAATTAACAAAATGCTGGCCGATGGGTGGCACCTTTACGGACATCCGTTTTCGGATTCCACCGAGGAGGCCACCATTCTCTGCCAAGCCGTATTCAAGGAGGCCCAATGAACTGCCCACACTGTAAAAAACCGATAACCCTGTTCGCTGACAACGGGCGAATTGGCGGGGCCACCAAAGGGCCAGCCAAACGCCGGGGCGGGCCGGAATACTACCGCGCCATCGCCCTCAAGGGTCAGGAGGCGCGAAGGCGGAACAAGCTCTCCAAAGAGGCGGAGGACTTGCGCCGGTCTGGAGGTGTTTTGTGAAATCATTGGAACAACTCACCGCCGAGGTGCAATCGTGCCGCGAAAATCTAAACGCCATTGATGCTCCGTATTCTAAAAAAGTGAATGCGTTGGAAGCTGAGTGGATGTCAATCAGAGCCGCTCCACACAAGGCTCTTGACGATGCAGAGAAAGCCGTTTCTGAATTTCATCGTGATACCAGCTCCAAGGAAGCTGCGGGTTTGGTCAATGAGATTGAAAACGGATTTCCAACTGTCGAAAAGTTTGATTCTTTTTGTAGGATTGCACAGTCGTTTTACAACAAGGGTTTCATGGATTTCTTCCGCTATTCCACGACCCCGATTACTCCAATTCAAACGCGCAATGTGCCTTTTTTGAAGCTCCTTGCCATTGATGAAGGCCGTAAAAAAGGCGGCACGAAGTTTTATGGCGCATGGAGTGAAAAGACCGGCAAGCTTGTCGGGCTGCTTTCTATTGACCCAGCCAAGCATCCTGCCGACTCAACAAAAGCCTTCGGCTTGGTGAATGGCAAGGTGGTTGTTTTTGAGGAGGACACCTTCACTGGAATCAAAAGACCACTCCTAACATGGATCGGATTACTGCGAACCGTGAGCGAACAGGAGGCCACATGACCCCAATCATCCATGACCCACAACGGGCCGCAATGAAGCTCAGGCTGGACTTAATCGAGCAAGACCGCATGAACGCCCGTCTGTGCGCGGTGCGGTGTCAGATCGCCCGTTACGAGGGCTTTCTTATTGGAATAGCAGTCTGCGCCCTCCTCGCCCTCGCCGTTTGGCTGGCGGTGATGGCGGGAAAATAAATCCTTGACCCATGCGCCGAGATGGTGCAGATTCGTGACGTTCGAGCCGGTAGTGCGGCAAGAAGCAATTTTTCCATGGCGTTCGATTGGGAGGACTCCAATTCTTTCCGCACTACGGTCGGACGCCATGGATTATGTCTATATCGTTGCGCCAAGCATATTACCGGAATGTTTACCTCAAATCTGAGCATTGGCAAAACCTTCGCATTCGACGACTAGCCATAGATAAAGGCAGGTGCGTCCTGTGTGGAAAGGAAGATTCCAGTAACGATGTCCACCATGTTATTTACCGAAATCTTTTTGAGGCTAATGCGGGGGATTTAAGAACTCTTTGCCGATCTTGCCACACACAGGTTCACAAGGTTATCGAGAAAACGCGCAAGATAAAAACCAATATCGCCCGCCAAATTTGGCGATCCACCAGAATTAAAGTTTCAAGGGCTGAGAGGCATCAAGAGTGGATTAGTATTTTGAATGAATTTAAGGGCGCACGACAACGCCTGATTGCTCAAAGGGCAATCCGCAGCAAGAGAGAGATGCCATGGAAGAAAAATCAATTCGTGGCCGAACGCAGACGGATTCGGAGGCCGCTTACTGATATTGAATGGATGTTCTTTTGCCACTGCTCCCACAACAGATACTCAATTTGATTTACACAATCCGGCTTTGTGACATAAGTTTTCCGAAACATGCGCGGGCCTCATTCGTGGGGTGCTGCGGTTAGCGATGCGAGCGCGGAACCTACGTGAACCCCCACGGATGGAGGACGAACCCCGCTCCCGGTCGTGGTGAAAAAGAAAACGTCAGTCCATCAGTGTTTAATTGCGGTTCAGCCGCTACCCGTAACCAGCCGAGTGTCATAGCTGAACTGGTGGACTGTGGTTTTCTTTTCCGACCTTACTTCCGGTGGAAAGCCAACTTGTGCGCCTGTCCCCTCACTTTATGCAGGTTAATCCACGTTTCTACTTCGAGGGGTTCTTCTGCTCTCTGTTCTATCCTTTTGTTTTAATCACCGATGCTACAAGCATTGCTACCCAGCCGTAAGGGTAATGCTAAAACAACTCCTGCTGCATGACCTTGGTCGGCGCACCATTCCTCGCTAAGAACGAACGCGCCAGCGGGTAGCTCGCAACGGCGTATTGAAAAATCCTTCTTCCATGGGCAGCTTCGGTTCCACTTCTCCTCCACACCCCAGTCTCCTTCACCAGCCCCATCTTCCGCAAAGAACGCCACGCGCTCCCGATTGTATTTTTATCTTCCTTCACCAGTACCGGCAGGCTGACCTCATCGGGATACGCCACGCCGAGGCGCAACATGCTCTCCACGATCCCCACCGCAACATCGCGCATCTGGCTGGGCTTCCACCAAAGCTGGGCGACCAAAACCTCATCGAGCTTCTCGTCGGCGTTCACGGGTGCCTCCCTTCACCGTTGGCATCCCGAACCAACTCCCAAACCTTCTCCACTTCTTTTTTGTAATCAAAGTCCGAAGCAATGCTGACTGGTATTTTAGCCTGACGTAGCGCGGCCATTATGCAAGCAGGGCAGTCGTTTGCAGCGGCTCGTAGTGCTGGCAATGCCGCATTCACAATCGGATTGGCGTCAGAGTTCAACCAAATTTGGCCATCAATCTCATTCGTCCAGTGTGGAAGCTTTGAGGCGTCAGGAAGTAAAGCGATCAACTCGGCAATCGATTTTTGATCTACGCCACCCTCGATGTGCTGGCACATTTTACAAATCCGATTTGGATTCTTAGTGCATCCTGATTCGTGCCGCTTCATGTGTCCTGCCGATCCTCCGGTCTTTTTACAGAACTCGCACCAGTATCGGTTTACTTTTTTTGTTATCATCGTGATTTCTTCCTTCTCCTTCCAAGATATTCAATCGCTTCGTCACACCTCACCCCGCCAGTAGCCCGCAGTCCGATCTCAAGAGACTCGCGGAACGAGTCCGTCATCCCGCCATCGTACGTGCCCCTCAGCACAGCCTCGGCTACTTCCTGCCATGTTTTAGGATTGGTCATCAATTCCCTTGTCGCGGTGGGTGGTCAATCTACCAGTTTACGCGAGAAAGGATTGATGTTGCGGTTAATGCAACTCCGGTGAATCCAAGCGACCAAGCATCCATCGAGGTTGGGTAATATGCCCAATGGCTTTCAGGCATTGGGTGTGTGATGTAGCAGCCAAGCCAGAGGGCAGTCTGTGAAAAGATGATGCCGGTTATCAGCATTATCCAGTGTTTAAGGGTCATTGGTTTCATAAATTTTCAATGGTTCAATTCGTCTATTTGACGATCCTTGTTTTTGTGGTGGTGGCGATACGGATGATTCGGACTTTCAATCCGTCAAATTCATGCCTCGCGGCGGCGACCAGTCGGGCAATTTTCAGCGTTGAATCATCGCTATAAAATTCCCACTGACGAGTTGATTTGAATTGAGTTCGGTAATTCACTGTCGTCTTGGTCTTATTTTTCATGGTCTTTTCGGTTGGTTGGTCAGGGAGTGTAATCTGGATTTGGATGGCGTTTTTTGCATTCGTCACAGATGACGGTTTTTGGAGTTCCATTATTCCGCACGCTGTCACCAACTCCCTCGATTTTAATTCTCCCATCTTCTTGGATGGTTAAAATCTCAGTCCACAATCCGCGCACGGGTGTTGTCCTGATAAATGTCACTGAACCACAAGAGCAAGGTTTCACTTCTTTTTCTCCTTTGGTTTGACGACTGTTGGCATATCAGCAAGCAGTTGCGCGACAAATTGCGCTTGCGCTCCCGATAGGCCAATCTTTGGCATCTCTCCATAAATGCTACTGTAAAGAGCAGCTACAACAATCATCGCGTCATAATTTCCACCGAGACTGGCTCGAATGGTGGCATCAAATTTTTCTCTGGTCATCACATTTCGCTTGGTCATGTCAATCCTTTCCATCAGGTTGTTGGGGTGGGGTGGTGAGTGGAATGTTTTTTCTTCGTAGCCATTTACGGGCGCGTTTTGGCGACCAATGAAGTCCTACAAGATAGCTTCGGGCAAGCTGGTCGTAATGATTCTTTTCAGCCATGGCGTATTCGAGATTGTGAAACTCGTTTTCTTGCTGCTCCATTTGGCGGTAGTATTCTTCTTCGGATTGCTGGCGTTCCAATTCCTCTTGATGCCGATATTCAGCACGGCGGCGTTCTGCCCGTGCTTCTTCTTGACGTTGTTCCTCCATGCGCTCTTGCCGCCGTTCTTCTTCCCGACGGGCCGTATCGTAGCCTTCGGTGTAATGGCGGGAGCAATCATCAAACGGATTTCGGTATTGCTCTCGGTCAGGGTGCCCGCGCCGTTCAAAGTCGCGCTCACCTTCGCGCCGATGCTCTCTCGGATTGTCGCAATAGTAGCTCATAATCTATTCAGGTTTCTCGCCGTTAGTCACTTCCGGCTACGGTGTGGTTAGCTTGGAATCGTTTGTGGCGGGCAAATTTCGTTGGCCTTTTCGTTCAGCATGATTGCCAATTTGCGTGCTGAAACGGCATCAAGCCCAAGCCAGTCCATCGGCTTAGAAAACTGGATACGAACGATTTTATTATCTTTGTCTGCGGCAATGGCAAACGCCGTTTCGCCGTGGTCGTCATGCGACAGTCGGCCCAATGGATATTGACGCGGTGCCGTTCCAGCACATTCGTCAATAAACCGTCTAATCAATGATTCATCTTCTGGATGGTGATGTTGTGCGCTCATGGTATTAAGCCCCGTTACTGGCGGGGAGATTGTTTCTCGGTCGATGAGGCGCGGGCGGTGGTGAGCATTTTAAGAACACTCTCAGTTTCCTTATAAGCAGCAGACCAATCAGTGTCTTTTTTATCAGCAATCGTGGCGTAATAGACTGGCCCTCGACAGTTTTTTATTGCCGTTTCCATCGCCTTAACCAACTCACCGTCAACGTGAACCATGCCCGTCACCGTCGAAGGCGTGCCTTTCAGGACGGCGGCAATAGCTTTTTGACATTCGGTAAAATCCTGACTCCACGCATCGCCTTCTTGCTCCCTGAGATAATTGAAAAGCTCATTAAAACGAGGCTGAACGTCTTTCAATACGGTTAGCACCAGCTCAAGCTGTTGCTGCGTGTCGGCGAGTTGCTCTTTCAACTGCTGATTCTCAATGCTCACCTTGGCTAGATTTGATGCCAGCGTGATTGCGTTGCCGTCAGTAGTGAGTTCCGCACAGGTTGTTTGCAGCCGCTCGACTTCGGCGCGGAGGGTGGCGATTTCAAATGGATAATCAATATTGCTCATAATTATTTTGGTTCGGTCAGGGTTTCTATTTCGATCACGGTGCGCTGTTCTGCTTTGGTTTTGGCCTTGCGGCTTCTCACGGTGCCTTCAAGGACTTTCCAGTTGTCTTCGGGCAGGAAGTTTTGATGCACGAGTTCGTCTTGGATTTTTTTGATTGCGATATTGTCGAAGTCCATTGGTCGAACTGCGTAAACTGTGTAGGTGATTCGATAGCGGTGCAAATGGCGTCGTTCAGGGCATCTCTGGCGCGATTCTTCTCTTTCAGGTGATGGCTCCAATGTTGGCCGTTGAGACGGTTGTTCGATGCTGGCACGTAGCCGTTGAGGGTTATGGTGATTTTCATGGTATTCTTTGAGCATGTGCGCGGCATCGTGAAGCGGAGCATCGGCCACAATAAAAATATGCTTCTTGGCGCGTCCTTTGGCCAGTCGTTCTTCCATCTCTTGAAATTGTTCGCGGGTGACGTTCACGGGTTTATTGAGCAACTTTTGACTGCCAGCGAAAGCTCAAATGTCCGATTATAGGTGCTGAAAATCCGCAACACTTTAAATATTTGTCGTCGTATTGAAACGTCAACGGTGTTGTCAGATTACCTTTGTTCCAATACAAGGCCCACAGCCAAGTAACGGATGTAATCGGGTGATAGGAGGACAACACCGCCCATTCTCGGGTGTTCATTCCGTATCGCGGACGAAGCTTTAATCCGTCCCAAATAATTGCTAATTTTGTTTTCATAACTCAGGGCTTGGCGGTGAAGAGGGCTTTGGCGAACTGCGCGATGCACAAAGGTAATGTTTTCGACTCAATTACAGGCATGTCTTCATCGGAATTCTGGCAATAGAAAAAGTCGCCTTTTGAAGTCGCGCTTATGGTCACATCGCCCTTGAGCGCGCACTTCTCAAGGACGGCCATGGCATCGGCGGGGTTGGTGGTGTAATTTTGTGGCTCAAATTCGTGTATGGTCACTGGCTCGTCGTGCGGATATTCATACCGCTTTGCTTCATCACGGGTATAACGACCCGCCAATCGTTGATCGCTCGTATAACCAGAAGCGTTAGGGCGATACCATACACCTCTTTTTTTAAGGCCGACAAATTCATCGGCGTGCATGACGTGGGCATGAATCCATTTATCCAAATCTCTATTTTTCAATTCTTGCTCGCTCATTTATTTACTCCTTTCGTGACGCTGGACGAAGCGCACGGCGGATTGCCAGCCTTTTTGGGCATTACCTCCAAGCTCACTCCATTTCGCGTTAATCCTAGCCGCACGGCATCGAACCTCATACGCCCGTTGAGCCAGCGACTTTGCCTCTCTGGCGCTGGGCTTGATCGGACGGTAGAAAACTCGATGAACAACCTTTTGCCCTATGCTCAGGTCAATCTGACACATTTCATCACCGCGTTTAACGCGATCAGTTTTTAGAATTACTTCCCCAAATCTCAGCCTGCGGTATTTCGGTTTCTCGGTCATAATTATTTCAATCTTAAGAGGCTGCTCGGCGAAGGTCTTGTATTAGTTTGTTATCAGCCATAGAAACGATGTTGTCCTTGGCAGGCTTTCCGTCCACGGTCTCGTCGTTCCTGCCGGTGGCGCGTAACACATCGGCGCGGCCCTGCGGCACGACGACCTTGCGCTGGCGAGCTTTCATTTCCGCCGACTCCTCCACAACGCAGGCGATAGCCTCCTCGCTCGAAAACATCCGGCTCAACGAAATTGGTTTCTGATACCGCGCCTCTTGGCCTTTGTTCTTCTGCCTGCGCCATTGGACTGACAGGCGAACATCCTCTGGGGTCACGCCCTCGCAATGCGCGGCAAGTAGCCACCGCTCACTCGCAAAGGTCAGCGGTGTGTTGATGCCGGTGGCGGCACAATGCGCCATGAGTAAGGCATTGACGTTTTCGTTTATCGAGGTCATATCAGAAAATCCGGTCAATGATTTCCGCGATGTAGGAGGCGTTCAGCTTGGCAGGATCAACCGACTGCAAAGCCTCGATGAGTTGCGCGAAGTAAGCCGAGTCCACGCCGACAAGCTGGTCTTGAAGCGTGGGCAGGTCGAGCAGGTCAAGCTCGTTCATCTGGAGCATGATTTTGAGCATCTGGCCTGCGCTAATCGTCCACTTTCGGGCGATGAACTTGCGAATCCGAATCATCGAGCAGAGCGGGTATTTGCTGCCGACATAAAACAACTCCTTGGTCATAATCGAGGTCAGGGCTTTGACCGGAGTCACCAATTCGTTATCCCACGAACTCCAATAACAGGTGCAATGGATAAAATCATAGTTGGCGTGGATTTGCTCAGGCTCACCGAAGAAGCGCACGACGATCTGGATTTTGTCCGAGAGTGTGATGGCGTTCGAGGACATGAAAATCGGCTTGAACTCAGGGTCTTTACCCTCGGCGGCGATGGGCGACTCGTCGGACGCTTCTTCCTCGCCTTTGTAAATCAGGTTGGGCGTGACGCGGATACTGATGCGCCCATCCTCATCCTCTCTGATGCTGACATCGTTCGGAAAGAATTTGGCATAGTATTTCGCCACGGCAGCGCAGGTTGCCCGATTGCGAAAGTAGAGGTCGAAGTCGTTGACCTCCTCGCCGGTCAGCAGCGAGACGATTGAGCCGCCCGTGATGATGGTGTTTTCCATGACCATTTTGCGGAGTGATTCGTCGGTGATGGAGTTCGCCCAAGCATCAAACTTGGAGGCGATGAGTTTCTTGATTGTTTTCAGCTTCATATTTTAGGAGTTGTTCGAGTCGTTTTCTGCACGGTCATCATCGCCATAAAGCCACGCGATGACGGTTAGCACGGCGAGGTTGAAGATGGCTCGGAGGGTGGTCATGTTGGGGTTTCGCTGACAAACGGTTTATTTTCCGGTGGCGCAATCCGAGCTTCGCCAAATCTCTCGGCCAGCATTCCGGTGTCGTTGTGCTGCTTGAACGCCCACAGGTTTTCCGGCCCGATCATCTGCTTTTTACCGATGATGAATCCTGCCGGTGAATATCCCGGCCAAACATTCCGGCGCAGGCACTCGGCGTAATAAGCCAATGCCGACATATATTTCATCCGGCCAAAGGTGATGAACTCCGGTGAAAGGCCGGGAATCGGCGTGGTTACATGGTATGGCGGCTCGTTCTCCTGAATGCAGTAAATAAACCCTTCCCGGCCCTCTCCGGTGGCGGCGTTGAACATATCGAGGTATAGCGCGGCCTGAAAATCATATCCCCCATCGTCACAAACCCTGTCCCACTTCGCCGGATTGCCGTTACGCGCCGTTTTGCTATCCCCGATGTCGCCGCCCCAGTCAGGGTGTTTGGCGTCAGGAACGAGGTCTAGGAGCGCACGGAGCGGGATTCTGATGCCGGTGGCCTTGTCCGTCCAGATACCGGCCACCATGACCTGTTTCCGGCTGATGGCGAACACTTCCGCTACGTCTGGAGAGGCTTTGATGGCGGCGAGGGCTTTCTGAGCCTCCAGAACGTCATCCGATGAGATAATTTCCTTGTCGGAATTTTCCTCCGCCCATTCCTTGCAGAAATTGGCGTTCCCAGACCACTTTTTGTCGGTGCCATCGGCGGCTGGATAGGTGTCGGGTTTGACGGCGAAAAGGTCGTCAAAACGGTCAGGGCAGGTCAGGTAGCAGTCCATCAGCGTTCCCCATGTCATAGCCTCCGTGGATTCTTTCCGAACACCAACCCGCCACTTGTTCGCGTTGACGAAAAACTCCACCAGTTCGGAGCGGGACATCACGAAATCAGGGTGGCCGCGTGTGACGCCTTCCGGTTGGCTGGCGTAGGCGTCATGGCTGGTGTTGCCCGGAATTATTTTGCACTCGGAGAGCATTATTCCACTCCTTTCTCAGCCGGGATAACCTTGCCGTCAGAGACCACAAACACACCGATATTTTCCGGCACGTTGGTCGGACGCTCGCCAACGATGGTGGCGAGGATCGTGGACTTGTGCGCCTCGGCCAGCTTGGTGTAGTCAAAGATCGATCGACCAAGAGACTCGGCACGGTCGAGGAGTTCGACGCCAAACCCATCCGGGTAAAGGCCGGACAGTTCGGCGGAAAGCTGCATAACCTGAGAGGTTGAGAGCATTCCAGACTGGCAGGATTGGTAGGTGAAGTTCCCGGCGTCATCGAAGGACAATTCTTTGATTCCGCAGGACTCGGATATGGTCTTGAGCTTGGCGCGGCGTTCACCCTTAATTTCACGCTGGCGAGCTTCGCGCTTCGTCAACTCGGCCTCATCAGCCTTTTTAGCCTCGGAGCGAACCTTGTTCTTGGCGAACTGTTCGGCCCGGACGTTTTGGGCGGCGGCGTTGCTGATGCTCGATTCCAGCGCGGAGAAGTCCGGCTCGGATGAAATCTTGGAACGCAATTCGGTCGTGTCCGGCGAGGTGATGGCGGGGATCAGTTCGCGCCGAGGATTTTCTTTCAGCCAGTCATTCGTTTTTTGCTGCTTATCGCGGAGCGCGGCGATCTTGCCTTCAAGTTCGGTGATTTCCAAAGCAATCGTCTTGAGGGTTTCATGCCCCCGGTCACAAGTCGAGTTGTGGGTGCGAATCGCCTCGTTCTTTTCTCCGAGCTTATGGAGCGAATCTTCATGGCCCTTGCGGATAGCCTCCAGATTGGACTCCAGACCGGCCTTTTCCATGCGCCACGCCGTCCGCTTTGATTCCAGTTCGGATTGCAGGGCAGTCACATCCACCGGCAGCACTTCGACCAAATCAATTTCCCCATAGCCGGAAATCTTCGACCGAAGCTCGCTGGCCTTGCGCTCACTCTCGAAAAGTTCAGTGTCGAGGTCTTTGGTGTCCGCGCCCAGCAGGTCAATGAAAAACGCCTTGCGCTCTGCCTCGTTCATGTTTTTAAGGTGGTCTTGGTCGAGCAGAAATGGATTCAGCAGCCGCTTGATTTCGGACACGGGCGAATTGACTGGCTTTCCATCGCGCACGAAAACAACGCTCCGGGCCTTGGTGGTTTCATCCTTGGCCTTATACCACGAACGTGAAATCATGCCGCCGTCAATGTGTAGCTCCACCTTAGCCTCCTTCTCGCCGTGGCGAATGATGTCGCCCGGAAACTCCCCGCCACAGACCCAGCGGACGGCGTTGAGGATGGTGGATTTGCCTTGGCGAATCTGCCCATAGAAAAGCAGCAGCGGCTTGTTGAGGTCAATAGAAGTGTCGGCGATCATGCCGATGTTTTTGATAATGAGTTTTGTGACTTTCATTTTATTTAGTGGCGAGTTTAGCAGTCGCTTTTTCGATCACGGTTTTTAGCCGGTCGGCGGTTAATGTTTCGAGGGTTTCGTCGGGATACATGATGTTTTCGTCCACAAGATACTGGACGAGTTCCGGCTTGCGAGAAGCATCGTTGCCGTGGACTTTCACGGTCGCGTTCCACAGTTGGGTCTTGAGGGCTTTCAGAGGGTCAATCGTTTTGCCGGTGGTAGGTGCGCCAGCCGACAGGCACCACTTGGCGAGCGCGGCACCGAAAGCTTCGCCCATTTGTTCGTTCTCCTTCGGAAGAATCGCCTTAATGGATGGGTGGGTGATTTTGCGCGGGATGGCATAGCCACCCTCGCCGTTGTGCGCCACGACCTCGAAGTTGAGCAGCATCTCGAAGATGAAACGCGGGTCGAACAGGGTGGTGGAAAATTCGTCGGTGATGACCTTGGCCTTTTGTCCCGGCTCAGGCTTGGTCAGGTGCGTCTTTTCCTCACCGCGCAGGCAGCAAATCAGAGCGCATTTGGTTCGGAGTAGCCGCTGAATCATCATCTTGTGCGCCATCTTCGGCTTGATCCAAGAGCGCATTTTATTGTTGTCGCCGCCGCCCATCTTCTCCAGTTCGGCATCGGCCCAATCAAGGACGCCACCCTCTCCAGACCATTCATGTGATAGCGAATCAATCACGACAACATCAGAAACAGCCTCCGCCGCAACTATGGCGTCCTCGTAACGCATCGGGGAAAAAGGAGCATCGAGCGCAAGGGTGTGATAGCCTCCCGGCACGATGTCGGCGTAAATAGACCCGCGACCATTTTCCGAGTCAATCAAGGTGATGCGACCAGCGGGGCCGACAAGACCTCTGGCGACATAAAGTGCCGTCAGCGTCTTGCCGCCCCCGCTCTTGCCATACATTCCAATCAGGGCTTTGACGCCCGACCGAGTGGCTGGAGTTATTTTGAATTGTGATTCCATAAAAGTATTGCCGTGGAATCCGCCACGGCGCGGGATTACTGCTTCGGAGGTGCCGTGACGTATTTGCTGATTTCAGCTTTGCCTTCGGCGTCGAGTTGGTCAATGAGGCCGATGATCTTCACGACCGCACGGGCGCGGTTGAGAATAGCCTTCTGCGTTTCGGACTGTTCGGATTTTTCGGGCATAGGTGTCTTTCTATTGTTGAGGTTTAGGGAGGAAAATTAAAGGCGGGGTTTGGCACTTGGCGATTATTCCCATAAACAACATATCCGGTTTTGCCAGCCAGCCGATATGCCTACCGGACAACTGGGTTTTACGAACACGCGGCACCGTAGCTAACGATCCGCTCCCGGCAAACGTCCTGAACAATCTGCCGAACAGGTATCCGGCACTTGCTTTATTACACGTCTCGTTGTTTGTGTTTTTCATCATTGCTGCCAAACCCCTTTTGGGGTGTGTAAATTATTGTGTTTTAGGAAGGAAAGTTTTGATGATGGCGAGGCGGCTGGCCAATGTGCTGACGGAGATGGCGAGGCGGCTGGCCAAACGGTCTTGCGTGATTTTAGCCTCCGGGTCGTCTTTGGTGAGAGTCAGCTTCGCGGCCTCGGTCTCAGCGTGGAGCTTCTGCGCCAGCTTAATCATGGCCTGACCGATGTTCAACGCTTCGGACTCTTTCACCAGCCAAGTCTCGCCGCAATAATCAATCTCAACGATTTCTTCTCCATACAGAACCGTGTCCGTATAGCGAATGAAAATGGCGTTAGGCTTCGTGTTCTCGGTGACAGCTTCCTTGCGGAAGAAAACCTCCATGTTGCGCTGGAGTGGTCGGGTAGTAGGCATAGGTTTTATTTACACTTGTTTACGATGTATTGCGCGGCCAAGCATCCCGGCTCAGTGACTCCCTGTTCCCATTTTTGCAAAGTGCTAATGGAAACTTGGAGGAATATTGCAGCGGATTGCTGACTTAACTTGCGGCGTTTTCTCCACGCCTTTAAAACTGCCGGAATGTTTATTTCGTTCATCTCCATGAAGGCTATCATTCGTTGATAGCAACCGTCAATGGTTTATTTTGTGTTCTACTATACTTATTTGTTATGCTCAGTATGCCTAAAAAGCATACTCAAATTAAGCAAAAACCCTCGCCACCATTTCTGGCAGCGAGGGTGAGGTAGCGAGCCTTGGATTAAGCTTCGACGTTGAACTCAGGAGGCGTGACGCCAGCGAGGACAGCGGCTTGGTGCGCGTCAGCCCAAGACATCAGGTCGTCCTGTGTTTTCTTGGTGATGAGACCGGCCCCGAACAGGGACGCGATGAGAGCTTTGCCATCAGCGTAAATCGCCTCGACGGTCGGCGCGGCTTTGATGGCGAGTTGGATGAAGGATACGATTGCAGCTACGGGCATAATAGTTCTTTCGTTGATGGTTGATTATTTGACTGGTGACGGAACGGCTGGCGCGTTGGCGCGGGCGGCGAGGGCAACAGGGACGAGTCGCTGGAACTCAGCGAGGATACCGGCGATGTCTTGCAGGCCGGTTGGCGATGGCCCCATCTTGTAAGCCTGCCGTGCGACTGCCCAGCGGTGGTCAACGTCCTTGACAGTCGGTCGAATCTTGTCGAGGTCAGATTTGAACTTGGGCGAGATGGCGAGCAGCGCAGGTCGGTTGTTTCGCTCGTAGGCCAGAACACCGTCCACGATGTCGTAAGCGGTTTTGTAGGACTGGTCGGCGATTTCAAACGGGAGGTCGGAGACCACGTTGGTCGTGCCGTCAGCGTTGGTGGTGACTTGGGCGTAAGCCCCGCCAGCTTCGAGGTGCGATTTGCAGCCGCCAGAGCAACCGGCGAAGGCAATGAGTGATACGGTGAATAGAATGAGTGCGAATGTCTTTTTCATGGTGATATTAGAATTTTGTTGGCATAACGATTGAGAGGCAACATTGCTCGACTCACGCACTTTTGGCAAGTGTTTATTTTTTAGCTTCCGGCACGTTCTTCCGCAGTCCTGGGATCGAGGTTTCAATGTGCTGCATGACGCTGTTCGGCTTGCGCTTGATGACCTCGCCTTTGGCGTTGGTGTCGGTCTGCTGGGCAATCCAGTCGGAGAGCTTTGGAACGAGCGTGGTTTTAGCGAGTTCGCCCCAAAAAGCACCACGCGACGAAGGGTCTAGCGTCTTTGAAATCTCAGCCATTTCTCGAATGAACGGAACCTCTCCGCCAACACCCATTAGACCAGCCATTATACCGCTACCAATCCCTTGTTTTTCCAAATCCTTTTTGTTCAGCTTTGAATCCGACACTCGCGCTGTCGTTGATCCTAAATGGCCCACATCAACAGTGGGATTGTGGACATACATTGACGGAATCGTGTGTCCGGCAATCTTCACTTCGCCATATTTCAAATCACCTTCTGGTCTTTTTTCCCCACGCTGATAATATCCACCAAACATTTGCGGTGCGAAAAAACCAAGCAGCATGACCGCATTTCCAAGAAGTCCTTTCTTCAAGTTTCGCATTATCAAATCCGCCTCCTCCGCAGAGAGAGATTTCATGGCATCACTGTACGCCTGACCAAGCTCTGCATTTCCTGTCGCTGTTTTCCACAGCTTGTCCAAATTTGAAGCTATGAATCCAGTTTTATCTGTTTTGATTTGATTCCATACAGAACTGGACAGCCTCCCCGACCCTGTTGCCGCTCCTGTGGCATACTCCATTGTTTCAGCCGCGATATTCGTCGGCACTTTTACGATTGGAAGCAATATTTTAGATGCTGTGGCCAAAGTTTTACTACCAATCGGAACTCGCCCAGTTTTCTTGTCCAATTTATCGGCTCTTTCCAACCCACTAAGCCACGCTTTATATGCAGCCACCACTCGGTTATCTTGCATAAAAATAGCCCTCTGCGCGTCTGTGTATGCAGACTCTTTCATGGCTTCAATCATCGCTTTACCCATTAAGCTCGTTTGCACCAGAGGGTCGGTGACATCAATCCCGTGCGCTGCGGCCTGCTGCATTCGCTTCTCCAGTGACCGCTCAAATTCGACACGCTTCACAGGTGCCTTGAGCATTCCGTGGATATTTCCGGCGATGTCCAGCCAGCTTTTTGCCTGTAACTTCTCCCGACCGAAAAGCATGTCGAGGTCGCTACTGCCGGTCTTGAGCGTTTTGCCAGCGTCATCAATTCCCTTCATCAACCCTTGGGTCAACGCCTTGATTTCGACGGCAAGACTTCCTCCTCCGTGCCGTGGGGCTTTGTCGGCCACATCGGGAATGACCTTAGAGATGCCCGCACCAATGCCTTCCTCGATGGGAGTTATGCCGAGGCGAAGGATTGCGGCCCCGGTGAGCTTGGCGAGCGTGGCAGGCCCGGATAGGATGGAAAACCTGCGCCATTTGGCGAGTCCGTCAGCCATTTTCTCGAAACCTGTTCGGTTCTTCATCTGGTCGGCCAGCAGTCCACGGCGAAATTCGGTCTTGGCGCGTTCGTTCTCAGCCTTGAGCTTCATCGCCTCCTCGTCAAGCTTGGTCGGAATCCTCGGCTTGGTGGTGAAATCTCCCGCAGCGAGCTTGTCCTGTAATTCCTTGGTGCGTTTGGCGAGGCGCGTCTTGAGCGCGGCGAGGTTTGACGCCTGCCGTTCGGACTCGGTGTTGAACTGCTTGTCAAACTCAGCCTTAACCTCGTTCCGCTTCACCTTCAACGCCTCCAATTCAGGATCGGTCGGAGAGGGAGACTTCGACTTGATGGTTTTCTCCTTGGCATCAATCTGCGCTTGCAGGTCGGCGATTTGATTTTTGTAATACGTTTTTCTGGCCTGTAGCGCAGAGGTGAGTTGCGTTTCAGTGTCGGTTACGACAATGCCATATTTCCGCTTTGCCTCGTTGACCAACTTAATCAGCCTGCGTTCCTCGTCGCTCGGAACACGCCGTTCGACGCCAGTTTTCTGTGGCGGGACTCGGCCCTCGATGTCCTCCAGCTTCGCCACGTTTTGCAACTGGCCTTTGATGTCGCGCAATTCAACGCTGATGGCGTCCTTGGAAAGCTGTTTAAAATCACCGTAGCCTGAGATGGCGTCCATCGTGTCTCTGCGCGTGATGTCCGGCATGGATTCCTTGAGGACACCGTGGACGGCATCCACGATTGCGTCACGACCTTTCACGCCCTGCTCGATGAAGATTCGGGCGAGCTTCTGAGCGTCCACTGAAATCTCTTTGGATTTACCCTCTTTCACCTTCTCGGCAATTCGCTTCTTGGTTACGTCCAGACGCTCATTAACGTCCATCTGTTTGACTGCGCGCTTAACCTTGTCACCCGTGCGCTTGTTGGGGATGGCGTCAGCCTCCTTGTCCACAATCTTCTTGCTGGCGTCGAAAACTTCCTGCAAATGCGGCTTAACGAAATCGCCAAATTCATCAACCATCTTAGTTGACCACTTAGCGAAATCGAGTCCGACATGGCCGAGATGGGACGCCCCGATGTCGGCGAGGTCGAGTAGCACGGTTGGGTCAATTCCAGCCGAGGTGCGGCCCATGCGTTCCTTGATTCTGGCGCGGGCAGCATCAGCCCGCTTGTCGAGTCGGGAGATAATCTTCTCGGCGACCTTGATGATATAGGACGGGATTTCAGGCGTCTCTTTCGGCTGGGCCTTTATCTCCTCGACCTTTTTATCAACCTCGGCCTCAGACGCCTTCTGCTGCTTCTGCGCCTCATGCTCGTCGAGTGCCTTTTGAGTTTTCTCGATCTCCGCGTGTGCGTCCGAAACTTCCTTTTCCTGCTCAGGCGTCAGTGGTCGGCCTTCCTGCGCGGCCCGCTTCTTCATTCGCATCTCAACGAGCGTGAAGTCCTCGCCTGCGGCCATCTTCTGCGCCTGTAACGACCGTCCAGCCTCGCTTCCGGTTCCGTTTCGACCAACAGCCTTGTCCAAAGCGTCCAGATTGTCCTCGAACCGTGCGGCGTCAATCTTGGCCTGCACCAAGTCACCATCCCTGCCGTCCTCGAAGGCGCGGTTAATCCGCATCAAGGCATTGTTCGCCTCGGCCTTCCAGAAATTGCGCTGCCAAACAAGACCGGCGTTTTCCCATGAGAGGAGTGGGCGTGGATTGTCCGTCACCTCACGAATGAGATTTGGAATCCAGTTCGGGTCACGATTCATCGTCGCCAACGCCCTCTGATTGTCCTCGTCCCAAGTGCGCGTTTTCGTTTCCGGCATCGGCGGCTTGCCCATCTCCTTCCGCTCCTTGTCAATGGCGGCGAACATATTGGAAACGAAATCCTGACCGCTGGGCGTGAACTCGCCAGCCTTTGCTCCACCCATACCCAGTTCTCCGAGTGCGCCTTCATTAACCCCAAGGGTGGATTCTTGCGCTGAGGCAGGTTTGGGCGTTTTCTCAGCGGCAATCTGGCGCATCTCAGCATCCATCACCTTGTCGCCGGTCATGGCGTATTTGACAGGTAGCAGGTCAACCTTTTGAGGCGCGTATTTGGTTTCCGATTTGTGCGTCCGGTTCCATTCCGCATCCGGCCCGAAATTGACGTAGGAATTTTGACCACGGGTTTCACTGGTCAAGGCCCAACGCGCCCAAGGGCTTCGGGTCATGCTCATGTGAGCTTTCCACGCTGCCTCCTCACCCAGCGGGCCGAACTCCGCTTTGGTCATCGTGTGAGCATAATAATCGTGGACGGCGCGGAGCAGGTCGTTGACCAGCATTGGATTCCCTTTGGCGTCCTTGAAGCCAGAATCCTCCAACAGAGGATGGCCGGTGTAATCAACTCCCTTGGGGCCAAACGAGTCCGGGGTGGTGCGGTAAATGAAAAGGTGATTGTTGTCCGAAATGTCCTTCCGCATCTCAGCAGAGTTTTTGTAAGGTTCCGCGCCCTTCTCTGGGTAAAACTCAACCCGGATTGGAAGCCCCTTGTATTGGTGAACGAGTTCAGCGGCGAGTTCGCTGTAGGCGCGTCGAACCTTTGGGTCGCCCAACGCCATGTCCCGCATCTTGCCGTAGAGTTCAGCAATCTTGGTCTGGAGACGCCCCTGCTTCGGGGTCATCTTGGGCGCGGCAGGCTCAGGCTTTACTTCGCGGGCGGCGAGGCGGGCGGCAATTCGCTGGGCGATGATGTTTGCACTCCCCGGCGCGGGACGAATGTCGCCACTAATTTCCCCGTACGGGATGGCACCCTTTCCTTTACCGTAAACCCTAAGTCTTTGAAGTGAGAAATCATGCGGTTGTGCATCGCTGCCAAGGGATGCAATGGCTTTTCTGAAATTGGACTCAAATTCATTTATTTCGCTTTCGTTTCTCGGATCGCCAACATAGTAGGCTTCGAGCAAGTTACCATCCATCGTCATTCCATACAAGCCGGAATCTTTTGACAGCTTCTCAACCTCGACTGGCGTCAGCGGCTTGTTCAGTTTTATGCGGTAGGCGGGAGTGTTGTAGCTCCCATCACCGTAATCATGCTCGATACCCGTGCCATCAGCGGCGTCTCCGCGAACATGAATCTGCTCCTGCTCGAAATTGTCAGAGAACTTCGCCAATGCCGCCATGACATGTTTTTCATCAGCCTGATCGAACGTCACCTTGAGCCGAACAGATGGCTCATAATCACCACCATAGACACCAGTGGTCGGCGAATGTTCAATCTCGGCGTCCGTGCCAGAGAGGAGGTGGCGAATATGGTCGGTGGCAATGTCGCTCAAAAGGCTACCTGCGCTGGCGTCCCCCGCCTTGGCCTCGTCCTTCAATTTTTGCAGGCCGGGAATCTTGTCGGTGGCGGCGGAAAGGTTGATGACCAAGCTCTGTTTTGACTCATCCTCAGTCGTGACATCGCTCGGTTTTTGGCCTTCGTATTTATTCTTCAAGTCCTCCATCTCACCAAAGAGCGCGGTGTGTTCTTTTGTGATGGGATGGTCGGCGTCGAGGAGTTCGTCCAAATGGTTGTCCTGAATATCCTTCATCCGTGCGCTGATTTCAGCCTCGCGCTGACGGTCAGATTCGAGTTCGTTTTTCTTCAAACGCTTCTGGATTTCGTCGTGAATCTCGTCAATCTCAGCGGCGTGCTCTTGGAGTCGGGACGGGTCTTGGGTGACGATTTGGGCGACTTGTGCACCACGGGCCGCGAGTTCGGCATCGGTGGCATCTTTGGCTGGGGTTCGTGGAATTGTCGGGTCGTCCTGCGACATGAGAATTTTTGGCTTGTCGGCAGACTCAGCAAGCGCGGCAGCAGTAAGCGGTGCCTTGTTCGCTGCGGCAGCGTGGACAACCATGGCGATCGGAAGCAAAGTCGTCGCGCCCAAGTCAGCGTAAGCCGCGCCCCGCTCCTCTGGCGTCCCTTCCACTGACGCCGTGCCAGCCTTGGCCGCAGCTTCCGGCACCGCTGTCACCATGGACTCACCAAAGGCAGTCCGCATGATATTGCCAGCAATTCCTTCCTCTGCCGCCACGGGCGCGGCCATAAGCATCTTCGGCGAGGTTAATCCGGCAATTTGTTTCAGGATGGACTTGGAATAACCGCCAGCGATTTCTTGGCCCTCTGCACCGTAGCCAAGCATAGACATAACTTGCTTGGTTGGGATTTCGGGGTGGTAAAATTCATCCTCCAGTAGCGGCTTATCCTCGGCCATTTTGAAATCATTGGGCGGCACTTTCGTTGTGCCTATGGCGTAATTCGCTCCCTGAATTGCGTTCTGGACGATTGCCGGTATTGAAGCGATTGCCTCCGGTATTCTGGCGAGTGCTTTCAGACCACCTTCGAGCGTGTTGATAACGGCAAGGTCGCCAGAGTTGTCGTCGCGGGCGATAGGTTCACGGTTGGAGTCCTGAGTGATGGGCGTTCCGGTCTTTGACCATTGGAAGGCTGGAGCCTCGGTCACGCCGTCTTGCGGCTTGGCGTCAGGGAGTCGGGAATAATCGTTCGCATCCGGCAGTGACGAGTAATCGTCTTTGGCGGGCTTTACGTCTGGTAATGCGGCATAATCATCTGCGGCAGTCATTACGGTAAGTCTTTACCAGTTTTCTTTTTATACAAGGCCCGAACTGCGTCAGGGTCTTTGCCTGATTTGATTGCGGCCAAGGCTTTTGCAGCCTCGTCGTCCTGTCCGGCTGGCGCGTTGGTCGCCGCAGGCTGGGCGGCGGGGGCGGGTTGCTCGTTCCGGTGCGCGTTCTTGTATTTCTCCTTGAGCGCGTTCAGTTGGCGGCTCCGCTCGGCAATCGGCGTGGCAGTGTCGTGGGCAATCGCCGTGGACTGCTCTTTGAACGCCTGCTTGTCAATGTCGTTGAAAAATGTGTCGGCGTAACGGTTCAGCTTCATCGCCGTCTGGTCAATCTGGGACTGATTCTTTGCCGTGGCGATTTGCGTGTGCCAATCGGCGGCGATGTCGGCTACGTCCCGGCGAGCATCGGCATTGATAGTGGCAACACGTTCCCGGCCTGCGGAGGTAATTTCCGGCCCAGCTTGCCGCACCTCGACTGCGCGTTTTTGGGCAATCTCGGCCATCTTCTGTGTGGCAGAGGTGAAGGCGTCAGGGTCAACGATGGGTAGCCCGTGACCGTCAAATTCAATGTCGCCCGTATCCTCGTCCACCTTGTAGGGATTGATGCCGGTCACTTTGAACGCGGCGTCAGCATCGGAAATCCGCTTCGCCTTCATCTGGGCGATGGTGGCAAGGGAAGTCGCCTGCGTGGACTTGATGGCGGCACCGGAGAGCGTCTGTGCGGCTGTGTCTCGGCCCTTGAGCCATTGCTGCGTGAATTGCGAAGTCTTGAACGCTGGCATCTCGGCGTTGAGCCAATCTTCCGGCGTGTTCAATTCCTTGACCGAATCCGTGTAGAGCGTTTGGTCATCGGCGGTGTTCGCCAAATCGCGCTGGGCAATCTGGTTCCGATAGCCCTGCCCCACCATCGCCACGCCCTGCACCTTCTCATTCAACGCCTGCTGTTGTTGCTCAAGCGCAAGGCGACCGAAGCCAAGAGCCTTCTGGGTCTGGGCCTGATCTTCCGACAGATATTGACTTCTCCACTCCCGATTTTGCTGGTCGGGGTCTATCCATCTCGGCGTTGCGGTTGAACCAAAAATGTCCATAAATTAAAACGTCATTGATCCGCCTGTTACCATGTTGGTGTTTAATCCGGCTGAACCTCCCGCTGCCGGACTTCCCCCTCCTCCAAACATTCCGCTCCCGTAAATTGATTGGGCCTCGTTCACAGTGTCACCAAGGATGTTTCCAATCGCCCGCGTCGAAGCGTTGCTGGCGTTGGTAATCATCTGATTGTTTGCCCAGTTGCGCTGGAAGGACGAGGTGGCGTTCATCCAGTCAGCGTTAAACTGCTGCTCAGGTGAAATGAACATCGAGGAAAGATTAAACAGCGGAGCGGTCGCCATGCTCTTGACGTTGGACATCCAGCGCGAAGCGGAATCGAGAGCGGTATTGGTCAACTGGAGCGAGGTTAATCCCAAGTCGCGGGCGGTGAGATTTCTCTCCATCCCACCACCCGCAAAGCCGCCGTAAAGAGCTTTTACAGCGGAATTTCTTTGGATTTGGTCTTGCACGTCCTGCGGAAGTTCACCCTTCAATTCGCTCTGCAAAATATCAGACTGACCCTTGATGATGTCGTTGTATCCGGGGATGGCTTCGCCAAGCTGCTTGTGCAACTGTTCAAAATTAAAATCGTTCGTGCCGCTGGCAAGCCTTTCGGCATCAGTCATGTTGGCGAGGTTGGAAGTAATCGCCGTTTTCTGAGAGTCGCCAAGGTTGACGTGGGGCGCGGCGGGCATGTCCGGCGTGTCCGTGAAGAACCCACCGATCACATCTCCCGCAATACTGTTAAGGCCAGAGCCTACACTTCCGGGCATAAATTTTGTGTGTTATACTAAATTTTCCACAGCCCCGACTTGATACGGGTTTGTCATGCGAATTGGCACAATCGCACCATCGCCAAGGTATTCCGCCAACTCCTGTCGCAACAGCTTCACCGCCTTCGCTTCCCACGCATCAGCCTCGGCGAATAGGTTCGCCTCACGCTTTCTGATGCTCTGGCACATGTTTTTCAAAGCCGGTATGTTGCTGATTAACAGAAAATCGGTGTCGAGTCGAGCTGGAATGTAGCGAAGTTTTGCCATGACCCTGACGGGCTTTACATTCGTCGGCGTTGGCGGGTTTGAGCAACACGTCCCTTTCACTCGGTCGAGGCCGGGGATGAAGCTGCGACGATAAACCGGCAGCAGTTCATCCGGCTGATAAATAGCGATGGCGTATTGCGTGAGCAGAACAGTGTCGTAGGCGTAAAGGCGAACCGCGCCGTTGGTCAGCGGCTTTTGAACGCTGACGAGACTGGAGAAAATATGCGTCGAGAGAGTCGGCGTGGTCGAGATGGTGACGTATTCCCCGTCCACCCACTCGCCAGAAACGAGGGTGCGAATCCAGTTCCCGTTCTCGTCGTTGCCCTGCAAAAGAATCTTCGACCCAGCAGCCTCGGCGACATCGGCATAGACCTTGATCTTGCTTACGATGCCGATCATATCGGCGAACGTGCAGGCTTCACCGCGGTCAATCAGTGGCAATCCTTTGACCACATTTTTCTTGCCCTGTATTCCGGGGCCAAATGGGAGGTAGCTATACCACTGGTTCCTGATTGTGATAGGCTGATCGCACACCGCCGCCTGCTCAATCGTGAGAATTTCACGCGGCCAAGTCAGACACCCGTTGCAGGTGCATATACGGAACTCCTGATACGTACCCCTCCACTTACCCTGCGGCAAAAGGATTTCTTGGGCCTCATTGACATATGAGGTGAAACGAGGGTCGATAGCACAAAGCCCAAGCACTCTGGAAATTCCAGATGCAGGGTCTTTGGCTGTTCCAAGAGTTGAACGGTTCATACCTTATAAAAAATCCGGCTCGAACGCCGTATGTAGGTAACACCTAAATACGGAGGCATGGTGTTGTGCGGAGTGGTCGAGCCATCAGCCGCGCCACCCGTGTAGGTGGTGTTCGATTGATGCAGCACGGCAGTTGTCAGCGCGGTCGTGCTGCCGCTTCCGGTGACACCAATGTATTCCGTGTTATTTCCGGCCTGCCCAGAGCCAGTGCCAACGGCGTGCTGGTGCTTCGGCACTTCCGGCAAAAGGAGCGTGTGATTTTCTTCCCCGCCAGTTTCGCCAATGGCGACAACGGTTGTGCTGGGAAGTGTTCCGGCACCGAGAGGGAACTTGGCCCGCAACGCAACCACTTCTTCCCACATTGGCCCAGACGCATCTCCGGGAGCGTTATTGTCACCTCCATCGAATAAGGCGAGCGATGTCAGGTCGCTCGTCCAAATCGCCACATACGCGTTGTCCTGAATTGCGTGCGGAGAGACCCAGTTGCCGTTGAAATAAATGTAAACTCGGTCGAGACTTCCGTTCGCGTTCAGGCGCAGCCAAGGCTTGTCCTGATTGTCAGCGGTGGGGACGGAGTTGCCGTAATTCCATAGCGTGACGTTTCCCGGAAAAAATCCCTGCAAAGCCGCAGCGAATCCATTGAACCGCATTTGTTCCGTGGTGTAGCAAGTCCCTTCTGGAAGGGTCGTCGAAATAAATTTAATCGGTGAATCTTGCATAAATTATTCGCTCGTATATGAATATGGACTGTCATCGCATCCTGTCAATGATTTACACGACTCAGGAGGCAAGCATTCTGCGGTCGGAATTTCATCCATAACCAACGCCTTCATGCGGAATTGTTTAATCCGGCAGTAGCCTTGGATTTGGATACGTGGCTGAAACTCGTAGCCATTGCGAATCGGAACTCCTAAAACCTCATTGCAATCGTCGGGCGGTTGGAGCAGTCGAATCTTGGGCCGGTATTGCAACTTGTAATCGAGGGGTTGCTGGCATGGGTCGGTATTGGGAATGGTTGTGGCTTGGCAGATAACTGCCGTCACAGCCGCGCCTGCGATAAAATCATCACCCACAAGGAAGCAATCAGCCTCGGCCACAAAGAGCGATCCGTTCGGAACTGTCACCCCATGGTTTTGCAGTGAACGGCTGTTCACTCCATCATTCTCATCAAAATAATAGTAACTGACGCCTGCGGACAGAACAGGGGTGTGCAGTTCGTCGAGTAGTGTGTATTGGGAAAACTCATCATAAATTGCATTTGAAATCAAATTCGTTTTGCAATTTCTGTCAGTGGAACAAAGGTTGATGGATTGCCAGAACGTCCAGAACGGGTGCTGGTCTGGCCGGAAGCTCACGGTTATGTCCACCTCGCCAGCCATGCGGTCAACGGTCAGGTCTCCGCCGTTGAGTTGTTTTAGGCCAAACGGGTCGCCAAAGGGATAGCTCGCGCCTTCCACATCCCAAACGATGCGTTTCTGGGTAGTGCCAACCGAGTCGAATCTTGCGCTCTTGGAAAGCTCCCAAAGCTCGATTTTATTCGTTGCACTCAGGGCGAAGGCGAAGCAGCGTGACACGCCGTCGAAATTGCCTTGAAGGATTTGCAGGATATTGATGCCAGTCCATAATCCCTCCCACGCCGGTTGCGACCGCTGTTTCATCGAACTCACCAAATCGAAATCGAGGACGGCGAGACCGCGATGAGTGCAGCCATGGTCGGTCATTATGGGAGACACGGTGCCGAGCAGCCGGTTGTCGAAATTAACCATACTGCCGTATTGCAGCAGAGACGGGTCATCGAGCGCGATGATGCGGTTCATCTCTTTGCTCATCGGAGTGTTTCCCCATCCGGCGTTGAAATTTCTCACCGCCATAATCAGGCTTCGGTATCCGTCCTGAGAGCGATACCATAGGTCGCCATTGACGAGGCATTGATTCAACTGGCCCTGCGGCCCGAAAGAGATTTGGGCGATGGTCTGGAGCGGTTGCGTGGTCGTTTTCCAAGTTGTTCGGTCGGGCGGAACGATGGTGGTGAAAATGGCATTGGGAGTGCCGATGACGAGTTCGCCCTGACCCAGAACCGTGTTAATGTTCGCGGTGTAGGCCATCACGTTGATTGGGCCGGATTGGAGCGGGACGGAAAACGTGCCGCCCTCTGTCAGAAAGGTGTTCTCGGTGAATTTGATGATGGCGTCCCTAAACCCGTCAGAGCGCGTTCCGCTCGGCCCTCCCACAATGTCACCGGCCACGTATTCGCGTCCACTGGCAACCCATAGGCGACCCATTACCACCGTCATTTCAAAACCAACAGGCACCTCATTGTCAGCAGCGCGGCGGGAGGATGAACCATCGAACAAAATCGGCTTCGATTGTCCGTCCTGAACGACGAGAAAGTTTTCGGCCTGAGCCATCCAGCCTTGGCGAAGCAGGGACGAGTTCGGATTGTTGGCGATGGAAATGTTCTGCACGTTTCCGTCCACGGAGATTTTGTAGAGGAGTCCGTTGATGGCGGCGGAAAGGAATCCTGTTCCAGTGTCCGGCTCGTAAATCGAGGCTACCTGAAATCTTCCGTCCACCATAACTGCATCGTCATCGTCTTGAAAAGTGAAAGGAACCTTCGACCAGCCGGGGCGACAAGTGGCGAACCCACCTCGAAAAGTTGTGTTGATGGCGAACGCGCCCTCATTGCGGTCAATGAGGTTCGGCGCACGACCGGAATCTATCCCGCCTTCGAGCGAGATAAACCCGTCTTTGACAACTTTGTTTTCGATTTCCATGTCATCAGTCCAGCTTCCAACCCATAACATAAACATCAATATATCCAGCAGAAGTGCTGGCAGTTGCGATGTTGAAATTCAAGCTGGAAAAAGTTAATGCGTCAGTTCCAGTAATTGCCTGCTGAGTCAGAAGTTTGAATTTTGATCCAGCAGTTAATCCAGCAAGTGTTTGGTTTGCACAAATTGCTGTTCCTCCACCAGATGCACCGGAGAATAGGCCGCCAAAAGGAATCACTGCCGCGCTGGTGCTTCCATCTGCGTTCACGATGATAACCTTGTCAATAATATATGACGCCGAAAGCATTCCCATAGGATAATCACCTGTAACCTCCGTGTTCACGCCAGCACCGGGGAGTGACGGGTCATTAACCCGCGATCCCAAGATTCCATATCCACCCAAAATTCCAAGATTTTGACGGGCAGTTGAGGCGTTTGATGCACCAGTTCCGCCACTGGCTATTGGTAAAGCAGGAGAAAGACCTGAAATTGAGCCACCAGTAATTACGACCGCACTTGGAACTTGTGTAGCCATGCTTGGGGTTGGTATGCCCAAAGCAGCGCGAGCGGTGGTGGCAGTTGTTGCCCCAGTCCCACCCTGATTTAGTGGAAGTATTCCTGTGACCTCTGCGGTTGAGGCGATATTCACCTTGCCCCACCCCACTCCGAGCGTCTGCGTTGAATCCGCTACAGGCCGAGTGCCATTCGCCCCAACTCCAAGTCGTGATGCCGCACTCGCGCCAGCCCCAACCAACAAATCCCCTTTTAATGTCAGAGCCACAATCGTATTCGATGTTGGCGATCCTGCAACTTGACCGGCCAAAGTTCCAGTAAGACTTCCGCTTATCCCTTGCATTCCTGCCGGAGAAACTTTCGAGGAATTTGGAATAGCTGTTCCTGCCGCCGCATTCGTGATATAGGTAGTGGTGCCATTGGAAGCATTCCTCAGCACAACTGAGGTCGGGTCAACCCAGTCCACTACGATAAAATATCCAGCGAAATCCACGATCACTATTTCCCCCGCCGAGTCCATCATCCAGTTGCTATCCACAACAGATACGAGAATGTCAGCACCGGCTGCTGGCATAGTGAATCCCTCAGTCAGAAGTGTGTAGGCGTTCTTTCCATCGGTGCCATTCGTGCCATTTGTTCCCGCTGGCCCTTGAGGGCCGGGAATCTGTCCAAGCGAGGGGTCGGGACACGTCGAGCAGCAATCGGCTGGTTGTGGGATGGCTTGCATTATGGTGCTTTCGGTGGAGGATTAGGGTTCACACGCATCGCAGTTTCAAACTCCTCTTTCTTTTTTACCTCATGCAACTTGAGCGAATCCGCGTTTGGAAGACGTATGCCAGAGCAGAACTGGATTATGAACGCCGCCGTTTTATAGCTCTTGTAATTAACGATGTCGTTGGTGATGACAGGGGAATAATCCAGAGCCTCGGTCATCTTGCGCTGGAGCCACCCGTTAATCATAGGCACGTACAGAACAAACTGCGCCCGCCAAATTCCAAGCTGGACGAACAGGCCGTGAACGCCGCTGCCAGCGTCAATCACTTCGTTTATTTCGTGCTGAAAATTCATATCTCAATGGTGCCAGTAAGAAATCGCCCAGCCAATACCAATCCCGACCAATCCGGCGACCCAGACGGCACCAGAAATCCAACCCGTTCTCCGGTCATCCTTATGTTCCATTTGGCTCATCCTGTCAATCAGTCCAATCTTGCTCGTCTCGCTATCACCGTGGGTGATTATGACCAATTCGCGCACGACATGGACGAGTCCCTTTTCGTGCATTGTTCCACCAAGAATCTCACGAATCTCGGTCACTTGTTTTTGGATGTCTTCGCTCATTTAATGTCGAATCTTTGAACGATTTCCTTTATTTCCTCAAGGTTATTCGGTTTTCGAACCACCCCGATAGCGCCAAGCTCCATGCACTCAGCATGAACACCTTCATCCGTATGCCCGGTCACGACAATGATCGGAACATTCAAGCCAGTGTCCTTGGCGAACTGCAAAACGCCAATGCCAGATTCTTCCGGCATCTTCAAGTCGAGCCACACCACGTCAATACAGGGGTTTGATTTTAAAAAAGCGATGGCTTCCTGGGTTGAGCCGGCCTTGCTAACGGCGTAGCGGATGGATTTAAACCAAGCGGCAAACAAATCACGAGCGCCTTCCTCATCTTCGACGATGAGAACATGGGGCCGACGTTTTAACCGGTCGCAGATCCGGTCAATCGCGGTTCGGATGTCGTCGGCCTGGTTCATTTATTTCACAGAGAACCCGAAAATATTAAAAACAGTTGAAGGTGGGTCAGAGGCGTTGATCGTATTGTGATTAAAAGCTCTCACCCTGACGGTGCCGTTGGTGGAGCAGAACGCCATGAAGTTCATGTTGCTAATACTGAGGTCGGTCAGAACCGGCGAAACAAAAAAAGCCATGTTCGTTGTCGCATTAATCAAATCCACTGCCGAATTTGCAAATAGCCCAGCCCCTATAGAGCCGAAATCAATCGTTGCATTGGTGAAGGCGATGCCTGATAAGCCGGCTGTCGGTGGAATATTGGTTAAACCAGAACCGTCACCAGCCAAATTATGTCCTGCCAAGACTTGAATCACTGTAGCAGAACTGCCTGCGTCAAGTGCTGTCGCATTACCTGAATCGTTTAATTGAGAAGCGGACATTGCCGAACCTGCGGTTGCTGCTGTTGTTGCCGAAATCGCTGTCGTTGCCGTATCAGCATTGCCACTTAACGGGCCAGTGAAACTTGCTGTAATGGAACTTGCTACATAGTCACCCCCAGAATCTAACGTGGCAGCTTGAACGTTAATCAACTGCGAACCGTCACCACTGAATACTCCCGCAGTTACCGTCCCGCCCACATTTACGCTTCCGCTGGTGCTGAATCCAAGCGCCGTTGACGGGGTTAATGTGGCAATTAAACTCGTCAAATCGTCGTCATTGGCAAAGCTGATTCTGCCGGGATTCTGACCAGAAATTAAAATGCAGACGTTTGTTGACGCAAATAAATCGTCGAAATGAATATCAACCGCAACCTGCCCACCCTCGTCTGTCGTGGTGCGTGCCGCTATGATAATTCGAGAATCTGCGTTCGGATTGCCCACTGAATACCCATGAGAATTTTGGTCTAAAGTGCCGTTATCTGATACGTCTGCGCTGTAGTTAAACGTCCACGTTTGCGGTGCGGTCACGCCATTCGTTATGGTGATCGTGCAGGTTCCAGCCATAGAATAATCACCCAAAATTATTGGATACCATCCGTTGGTAGTGGTGCTTAGATGGTTTGTAAATTGAAGCGTTTGGTTCGTCAGTCCGACGAAGGAGCCGCCACTGGCCGTTTGCCATGATACATTTCCAGCAGTATCAGAGGTCGCAACCTTTCCATTTGAAGCCCCATTGGTCATGCGAATATTATTCGCAGCAACCGTTCCGGTAGCGTTGATGTCAATGAATTTACTTTGCGCGGCACATCCGAAGGCGAGCGCGACGAACAGTAGTGCGGTGATGATTTTTTTCATAAAATTAGTGAATAATCCAACCAGTGTTTCCGGTGCCAGTTGCTTTGACGTAAAAGAAATCAGTGTCCGTATCTAAATAGGTTGTTCCGGGTGGTGCCGTCACAACGCCTTCTGGTGCGCCAGAACCGGCCAGCCCGCTTCCGCCTCCGCCTCCACCACCTCCGTCAATAAGGCAACCAAGAATCTTTTGCGCCACGACAAGCTCAGTGTCCGTTCGGCGCGGCGTGTGGCCGTCTGTGTAAAAATCAGGTGATGCGCTCATACGTTCAGTGCCTTGTTAATTTTCTCCCTCGTCATGCGGTAGGTGTCGTCGCGCCGAGGATCATTGGCTGGGTCAGCCCCAACACGGTTCTGAATCTCGCCAAGGATTTTCTTCCAAACCTTCGGCTTGGTGTCGTCGCGGCGAGGCTCGGTGCCTTCCGGGTAAAAGTCCGGCTGGCTCATAAAATCTATTGGTCGGGAGGAGTCCCGGCCATCGCGGTTTGATACTTGTAGGCGAAATCGCTCTCGCCGTGCGGGTTTTTTTCGCCCTCATCAGCATCGTCGTCAGTATATCCGGGCATGGGATTACCCTCGACTTCGAGCAGGCAAAGCTTCCCGTCTTTGCCCATACGCAATTCCACCATGGCGGAAAATTCCTTGTCGGCCTCAACGCCTTCGGGCATTTCAAAGCCTTTGGGCGGCTCAAATTCAATCAGCTTGGACATATTTTTCCTTGTGTTTGGTGGATGGTGGCGATACGGTTTGGGCAGAAGTCGGGTTTAAAGCCCTCGACCTCACGAAGTTTATATGACAGAAAATAATTTAACGACCCGTGTTCCAACTGCGCCTTTCTGTCGGCGGCTTTACTTTTGGAGCGCGGGTTGTTTGCTTCAAAATTATGCCAAGACCTATCCCCACCCAAATTCGTAAACGCCGCGATGTCCATGTCCGGTTTGCTGAGAAAATTCAACTGATGGAAAACGGTTGCTGGAATTACACCGAATGGAAAAACGACCACGGATACGGCCAGTTTACCATGTGGTATCCGACTGGCCGGAAAAAGGAATACGCTCATCGCGCTTCGTTCATGCTGTTCAAGGGAGACATCCCCGACGACATGACGGTTGACCACGAATGCCGAAACACCAGTTGCGTGAACCCGAACCATCTTCGACTGATGACTCGCGGAGAAAATGCTGACCACCACCGCAGAAAAACACACTGCCCAAAGGGACACCCATACGACGAGGCGAATACGATTTGGCGCAAGGGGCGCGGTGGCGTTCCTTGGAGATCGTGTCGTATTTGTGTCAATCATAATCAAAATAAAGGTTACTATCTGAGAAAGGCCCGCAGGGAGAATCAACCCCCTGCGGGCGTGTAATCACTTGTCAAGCATCAACTGCAAGTCACGCCCCCAAGATTACGGGCGAGGCAACGCTTGTAAATAATCAATCGGCCATACTCAGGAAAGATGGGTTTTGGAGCGTGTTTGTACGACGCGAAGTGGCAACCTAGCTTCTGCTGGGGGTCAAAACAGGGCGGATCGTTAATCAAGTTTCCACCCACAATGAACTGCCATTCCCCGGCGTACGACTTCGGGGGCCAAGACAGGCCAGCCGCCGAGTTGACAGGCTTCACAATCTGCGACCGGAAAACCCACGGCGTCAGCACATAGGCACCTTCGTAATCCGCCGCGAGATACGCCGGATTGATTTCCGCTTCCTGACCCTTTGTGGCGTTAGGCATAATCCACGTTGGGACGCGAGTGTATGCGCCATCCGCGTAAGTGTAGCGGGGCGGGAACAGGTTGATGACATGGCGGAAGTTGCGGATAACGCGGGTCGCGCCCAGCCGCTTGAGCAGCGGGTTGGCTTCGCCTGCGCCCATGTAGGCGTTGCGGTAATCGGCGCGGATTTCGGCGTTGTCCAACAGCAGTCGTTGGCTCATCTGCTGCCCGATGTAGAGCGGGTAGATTGGGCCGTCTTCTCCGAGTTGAATCCAACCGTCCGAGTTCGGGTCGGTGGCACCGTTCTGGCTGAGTTCGTTCGCCGTGGTGTCCAACATTTCTTGGCTCAATTCCATGGTGGATTGGGTCAAGGTGAGGTTGGGCGAGGTTGGGGGTGCTCCCGTGCCGCCAGCGACAGTCGGATAGCTGGAGGTCGCCACAGACTTTGGGGAGTAGTGGGCGTAGATCGCGGCCATGCGGTTGCTGATGGAGGTTTCGGTGTTCTTCGTGATCGCCGGGATGTAGGCGGCGAGGAACTGCGCGGCCTTGTGGTTGTAAATCAGGTCGTCCTGACAGACTTCCGGCCCGCGCCACGCGAACTGTTCCGGGCCGTAGGTGGATTCATTGAAACCGACAGGCACCGCTTCGTAGGTGTCGCCACAAGTTCCGGTGAAGGTCTGGCCGGTCTTGGTGGTGATGGCGGTAAAAGCCGGTTCGTCCGTGGTCGGCATGGATCGGCCTATGGTGAAAACGGACTGAACGAGTCCGGTACCCATCGGGTATTCTTCACGGGGGATGAGGTTGAGCCACACCGAGCGGTAGGCGGCTTTCTTATAAACTTCGTTGGGGAGCGATTCCGTTGCGAGACGGAACGCATCAAATGGTGTTGCGCAGGCCATAACAGTTTGTCTTTCTGAAAAAAATCTATGTGTCCAACCCCACCCACAAAGGGTGCGAGTCTTTCACTTGTTTCTTCCGGAAGGCCAAACCGAACTCTCAGGCCATGCTCGTTTGCGGCTGGAACGAGACTTCTGTAGCCGCCGTTTCGGTATCGTTATCGCTGACGCGCTGCTAGGCTTATTTAAACGATGTCCGTCACGTTGATTGAACTATTACGATAAATGCACAGGTCTGTCAATGGTTAATTTTTCGGCGCGTTTTCTTCATAGACTTGGAGGAAGGTCTTTTGGGTGCCGTCCACGTTCTTGGTGGACGGATTTCCAGCAGGCGCGGGCTTGGTGTCGCCACCCTTCGGCAGTCCGGGGGAACCCTTGGTGTATCCCTCGATGACTTTGTTCAGCCGCTCGATGTCGGACTTGAGCGCGGGGATCACCTTGTTCTTCATGTGCATCCCCTCGACGACCATGACCGGAATGGACGGCAGGATATTGTCCGGCACTTTGCCCAAGAAAAACGACTTCACGAACGCCTCGTTACCGGCGATTTCCGCGTTATGCGCGTCATCGCCTTCGATGGTTTTGAAGGCGTCGAACCCGCTGGCGATTTTGAGCGCAGTCGCGGCAACAGCTTGGCGTTTTTCGAGGTTCTGCTTCGAGGCGTTCTCGCCACGGGCCTTTTCATCGGCTTGAAGTTTTTCAAAGCTCTCGCCAGCGCGGGCGAGTTCCGAATTCTTCTCGGCCTCGGCCCGCCGCCAGTCGGTTAGGGCGTTGGCGAGTTGCCCCTGCTTGAGCGGGGACAATTCTGCGGCCATGGCTTCGAGCGCGTCCTGACGAGCCTCGCCGTCCGGCATCTGGAGAATCTTTTCCACCTTCGCGGCGTTGTCCTTGCCTACCGCATCCTTGGCGAGATTCGCGGCATCACCGAAAGCCTTGGTGAAATGGGCCTGAAACTTTGGGTGGCGTTCCACCGAGGCAATACGGAGTCGGGCGTCCAGTTCATCGCGCTCCTTGGCGAGAGCGGCGTATTCGGGGTGCGCCTTGATGTCCTGTGCGCCCTTGGCGGCGGCGAGATCGGCGGTGAGCTTGGCGATGGTCTTGTCCTTCTCGACGGCCTGACCCTTGAACGTGTCCCGATCTTTTTTGATGAGGTTGAAAGCCTCCTTCGCCTTCGGGCTGGCGTTTTTCAACTCAATGTCGTCCGGCGCGGGCGGGGGCGGTGGCGCGTCATCTTTTTTTGGTGCGGGCGGAGCATCGTCTTTCTTGGGTGGTGGAGGAGGGTTGGCTTCATCCTTTTTCTCGTCCGGTTGCTTCGGCATCAACTCGGTCAGCTTGGCGAGCATCGGTGAAATAATCGAGTCATCGGCGATTTCTCCTTCGGGGAGAACTCCAGTGGCGGCGGGTGCTTCGGGCATAGGTCAGGCTTTCTTTGGTTCAGGAGGAGGTTCAAATACCGCCTCGATTTGTTTTCGGTGCGCCACTGGCTTCGCCATCAGCGCGAGATTGTTCAGCGCAAGCTGGTATCCCTCGATCCGACCAAGCTGCCGGATTGCTGCCGTGGCGTCAAGCGCGCCTGCGGTGTAATTGTGAGGGCATTCGTTCGCCAGCACAGCCACCATTCCAGAGAATCCCGGTAATGCCTCAATCCTCATGGCCTCACTAACCAGACCGGGGATGGCTCTCCATTCGTGCAGCGTGAGACTGTCAACAGATTTGGTGACAATCTGAATCTTCGGATCGGGATTTTTCTTGAACCAGTTAAAAATATTCATCAGTCCTTATTGTCTCCTTCCCGGTCGTGCCAGATTTCGATTCCGTTCAGAAAATACACCGGCCATCCGGCCTGACGAACCAAAAGCCCGAACAGCCATTGGTCAACACACGCGCCATCACCAAGTTCAGTGTGTCCATATTTTGTCCAGCATTGATTCGGCACGCAAGGAAAAGGCCCGTCTTGGTTGTGTGTGTAGGTGGAGGTATTTAGCCGGTTTGTTTCAGGCTGAACAAGCCCGTCTTTCATGGCGGCGAGTTGCGTGTCCCATCCTTTTCCACGGAACTCCATGTCGTCATTCAAAATCCATACCCAGCGACCCTTCGCCTCTTTCGCCAGCATGTCATACATTTTATGGAGGTTTTTATATTTCTCCGGTGGCCCGACAAAAACCCGCAGGTTTCCATCGGTGTGAAAAAACGGGACGCTGTTGGCATCGTCGCTGTGCAGGCGAACCAAGATTTCGATTTGGTCAGGGTTGTCTGCGGTGGCGCGAATAGACTCGATGGCCCGCTTGAGCTTCACGGGCCGCATCCGGCTTGGAATTAAAATCGAGCAAATCATTTTATCCTTTGAAACATGGCTCCGTCATCGGTTCCGCCTTCGAGCGTGTAAAGCATTTTGAATCCGATCTCGGTCAGTTCGTCCACCGCTTTCAGCACCTCGAACCGCTTTTGCTCTCCATCGAGGAACCAGTGGATGTCATCCATAAAAACCAATCCACCAATACGAACCTTGGCCGCAAACCGTTTTACGTCTTTGATTGCCTGCTCAGTGTGCTGCCCGTCCACATGGAGGTAATCAATTTCGTTGGGCGGATCGAAGGCGTCACTCTTGCAGCGATGAACCTCGATGTGCGCCGTGGTGCCGGTGGAAACGACTGCGCTCAGGAATTGTTTATAGGCGACATCGTGGTTCGCCTTACTGCCCCACCAGTCGGCGTTCGCCTTGTCGTAACCCTCGACTGAGGCATTCGGACTCCACGGGTCAACGGCATGGATTATTCCCTTACCCAAATCCCGCATTGCCATAGCGACAGGAAACAGAGACCGACCCGCCCAGACGCCAATCTCCACACCGACCAGAGGGCGGTTGGCGTACACGGAAATCGCCAGAGCCAAAGCCTTGCGCTCGCTGCACCATCCGGTCAGCCTCGGCAGCAACTCAGTAATTTCCGTGAGAGTTTTTATCGGGTTCATAATTCTCGAAGTGGGGTGCCTGAATACCAGCAGTGTTCCGGTATTCCGCACGGGGGAAACGGTTCTCCGCGCAAAATCTTTTCACGGAGCGCACGGATTCCGCCCAGATCGAAATAATTCGGGCAGACGGTCGCGTTCGGATTCATCACGAAGGCCAGCATTTCGTGGGTGGCGTCTTTCTTTCCGGGGACAACAGGAATCTCGCGCTTCAACGGCGGCTCAATGTGGTGATGCTCCTCGCTCTCGTAGGTCAGCATTCGCAGGTCATAAAACATCGGGTATCCAGCCCGCTCCAAAATGATTCCGGTGCAATAATCTTCCGCGCCCTGACCACGGCAGTCGCAACGCTCGTCCCAGCCGTTGATTTTGAGCAATGCTTCAACCGGCGCGGCCATCGAACAGCCGTAGAGCCAGCTTCCAGCAGCGACAATCTTCCCGCCCTCCTTGCCGTGCTTCCAGCGCGTGTCCACTCCGGGTGTGAACGGCTCATGGGAGGCGAGGTTTCCGTTTTCCACGACCATCTTGCACATTTTCTTGTAGGCACCGAAAACGATGTAGCCACCATCCATCGCCTCTTTGACAGCGTTCAGGAATCCCGGCATCAGAATGCTCAGGTCGTCAACGTGGCAAATATATCCGTCCGGCGCGTGGCAGAGAGCGGTGTTGCGCGTGTTGGCGGCGGCGAAATAATCCACGCTGGTCAGGCGATGCTTGCCCTGCCACACGGTCGGCTTTGGTGGCACAACTTTGTATGGAATGGAAACACCATCGGCGCACTTAGCCCAATAATCCATCCGACCCTCGGACTCGGCCCAGTAGTCCACGATGACGATGGAAACATCGAGTGGAGTGGAGGCGAGTTCTCTGGCGAGTGATTGGAAAAACCACTTGGCTAAACATTCCTTCCGACCAGTCCCGTAGCAAATTGTGAGGTGCATTATCCGACCTCCGGTATTTTTGTCATCAGTGACAGCATTTCCTGATGGGGAACCTTTGTCCAGAAAACACAGCAGTCGTTACAGCCACCGACAACGTGCCAGTCGGTGCCGTTGAATAGCGCACCGCAAGGGAACACGACCAGTGGGAATCCTTCACGGCGAGGATCGCACCAGCTTCCGCAGAGCAGCGGCTTCATGGTGATGCGCGTCATTTTGAACGGAGGCTTGGCCTCGAACGCATAAGCCCCCATGAAATACCTACGCTTGCCTTCACGGAACGGCATCGAGCTATGGAAAAAGCTGAAATACTCGTCACCGACTCGGACTGGTGGAGTGCCGCCCCGAACCTCGCCATAGTTCGGATGCCCGATGTTTGGATGGGTGACAAACTCCTCGGTGATGGTCGCCCCAATCATTTTGAAAATCGTGTGCGGCCAAGAAAGGTAGATGCAATGAAGCTCGCCGCCATGGTCGAACCACAGCCAGTTTTTCTCATGTCCCGTGTTTGACATTATGTTACGCCCGTTTTTCCCGTAGGCAGGATGAATCGGCACCTTGGCCTGATACTGGTTATTCACACGGGCGATAATCTGATGGGCGAAGGTTTTACCCTGCATGAAATTGCAGCAGGAAAGCAGAACGTCTCCCTTGAAGATAATGGCGCGGGCGTCCTCATGCTCCTCGGCACCGTAGATGGTTCCGAAGATGACCTTGCGCCCGTTTGTCGGCACGTTATTCACCAAGTCCCAAAACCAGATTTCATTCTTGGCGTCCCGCATATAGCTGCCGCACATTTTTCTTGTCACCAGAATTGTCCGGTCACGGTATTGCACGATTCCAGCGTTGAAATAAATCACCAAGTCGTCCTCGTCGGGGAATTTATAGAATCCGCCCTGCCAGCCTTTTTGGTCGTGGATTCCTTCCGGCTCGAATGCGCCAAGCTCTTGCACGAAGGTAAAATTGCGCCCACCCATCCATCTCTCCTTGAAATTCTCAAGGCGCGTGGCGGGAAATCTGATTCCGATTTTTGGCTCTTGAATCATGCGAAGATTCGGCTGGTCTCGGTCAGGTGGGCGTGAATGCAGAGCAGATGCTCGCGGAACAGGACGAGGAAAAAGGTGCAGTTGCCGAACTGCTTGGGCGCACCGTGAATGCGGGAATGGTTCTCGAAGGACACGCAAATCAGACAGGTGTTTCCGAACGGCGCGATTTGGGAGTTCTTGATGTCGAAGTTGAATTGCACTCGGCCAAACCAGTCGTCCTGCCAATCGCGTTGGGCGAGTTCGTCGGCCTTGTGGATTACCGATGGGTCGCTCATGCCCATATAAATCACCTCATCGTGGAACAGGGTGCGAGCGGTTTTAAAGTCGCGCTCCTTGATGCACTTCTCGAACAGAAGCACCCAGCGCGTTCCAAGGTCTTGCATATTTATTTCTTCGGTCATTTTAATTGCTTCTCCATTTCCAATACGCTCTCTTTATTTTCCAACCTCCACGCCTCCCAACTTGGGTCTTTAAGTTTGTGCTTTATCCATTCTTGGATGTCTTGTTTTGCCACAAACGGAGAAAGGCCATCTCTACATCTTTCGCAGAGGTGATGTTCAACATGGGGATGGTGTTTTCCGCAGAAATACAATCCACATCCATGCTCTCCACCAAACGGCTCTCCACCACACACAAAAGCCAGCCCTCGGTCTATTTCCACATTGCATTCTGGAAAATCACACAATGCAGGAACTGCGTAACCAATGTCACGTTTCCATTTTTCATCATATCCGATAGACCAACTCATCGCTTTGCCTTTTTCATAGCATCCTTGATTGACTCCATTCCCATATCAGGTGGTAGATGACGACCGGATTCCCAGCCGCGATAAGTTCCGATGGGGACTCCTAGCGTGAGCGCGGCTTGCGATTGGGTTCTCAACCCTCGCCACAGTCGAAGTTTCTTGGTAAATTGAGTCACGCAACCGAATATGTGTGACTTAAACGGTATTGTAAAGATTTATTTTGACCGCATGTGGCCGAGAGTCATTGCCAGTCTCGCCCTCCGTGCGGTCGTCTGGTTCGGGCTGTGCGCTGCTTTGGCGAGTGCGGCGTGTGGAATTTTGGAACCCATCGGGACACCGAGGGTTTTATGCAATGAGCCGGAGTGTTTTATGGCCCCAGCTATCCAGTTTTTACTCATACGGGTTTCTCCTTTGATTGAAGGTTCTTGCGGCGAATCTCTGCCGCCGCCGTTGCATCGTGGATGGAAAGTTGCTGGTCGTGCTTCTCCTGATTTATTTTCATCTGCTGCTGCGCCTTCGCGCCCTTCATACCGATGTCAGCCTTGGTCTTGGCGGCTTGGAGTTGCAACTGCCCGTTTTGCTGCTGCTGGTCTTGCTCAAGTTGGGCCTGCTGTTGCTGTTTGGCTTTGGCCTGCTGCTGGAGATGCTGTTTAAGCTGATCGGTGAGACCGGCGATTTTGTGGAACTGGTCGCCCAACACGCGCACGACGAGTTTTCTGGTCGGGTCGTTACTGATTCGCTGGAGTTGCGCGGCGATGGCCTGACCGCAGAGTTCGAGGAAGGACAAAACTTCCATAGGATTTCCCCCCTGCTGAATGCTCTGGAGGGCAGACGAAGCCGCCGTGAGATAGGCTTGGCAGAAGATGACGGCGTTCTGGGTAGAATTGACCTGAGCCGGAATCCCGTTCTTCATGTCGCAAATCTGGTTGCTGGCGCGTTCTTCCTGTTCTCCGGGCTTTTGCATCGAAGCAGGATTCGGATAGTAGCGTGCGACCGAGGATTGTCCGGCGCGGGCCGCAATCACGTCCTGCATCAAATGGGTGCGGCCATCTTCCGGCAATGACTGGACGAGGCCGAGGATAAATTCGAGAGACTGCTGGCGGAGGAATTGACTGCCTTGGCCGACAATGCGCGTGGCTTTGACCGACTCCACCTTTTGTAAATCTTCAATGGTGACGCCGCGCTTGCGGCAACGCTCCTGAAATTCCATCGCTTCTTTTCCTCCCGGCAATTTTTCGCTCAGGTTCGGATTCGTAGCGCGTTTGAACTTCTCCGCGTACATGAAGTCCAGCTGTTCGTAGTAGCGGTTCAGTTGTGTCTTGCCAAGGCTGGCCTGCTGTGAGGATCGGATTTGGGCCTCGGTTGCGGTGATTGGGTTTCCGCTCTCCTGCTCCAAGTCCTGCCGGTATTGGCTCAGGTTTGAGGCGAGCATCGAGGTCAGTGTTCGGTTGAACAAAAGGCCGTCCTGCATCAGGGGATTGACCGGCATCTGCACGGCATCAAATCCTGACGGGATTAACCCAAACTCGCCCATGTTGGCGATGGAAAGCGTTTGCTCGGATTCCGCCGTGGACGCCTTGAACATGATCTTCGGAGCGAAAGATTTATCGGCCAGATTGCAGAGCAGGCGATTCTGGTATTCCATGGCGGCAAACATTTTAACACCCATGCCGGTGACGGAGTGGTGCTGGCCGCCGCCGCCGTGATCGTAATACATCGGGTGCATCACCTCATTCCAGTTGTCGAATTGTCCGATTTTCTGGAACAGGAAATCCTCGTCTCCGGTCTCGGATTTCTCCTGACCGTAATTTTCAACGACGATAACGTGGGAAATCTTGCCCTCAACTGCGCCCTCGGTCGGGAACTCGCGGAAATAAACATGGGAAACGAAAACTTTATTTGACTGCGCGGCCCAAAGATATGAATTGTTTTTGACCTGCTGCTGAACCCATTCCCAGTTCAGGTAATTTCCGCCTTGGGCATATTCAGGGTGGGCCTCCATAATGGCCTGCTTGGTCGCCTCCACATCCCAACCCATCTGGGTTGCGGACTCCTCGTTCATAATGTAGGCGTAAATCTCATGTGGCAGGTAGGCCATGCGGACGGCACACCACTCCCACAGGTCGGTGTTGCTCTTGGCGTTTTCCGGCACCAGCAGGTCTTTGTGCTGAAACGCCCTCGGCCTCCAATCAACGTGGTCTGGGAAATACATCGGCCCGCTGCCGTACAGAACCATGTCGTTCTGGGAAAGCTGCATGTTGTAATCGAAAGAGGATTCCCGGCGTTGCAGCCGGTCAAACTCCTCGGTCGCAATCCGGCTCTTGTCCACTCTGTCTCCGTGGTTCGGAGTGTCGAGAATGACGGTGGCATAAGTGGGCGACTCGGAAAAAATATCGTAGAAGGCGGTGAGCGCGGCGTTGAGGTAGGACTCGGTGGATCGCCAGTTCACATTGCAGCGGTCGGCGTTGCCTGCGGCCTCAAGGTCAGCCTGACGGTAGGGTGGATTTCCGTCCACCAACCCCTTCACCTTGGCCCGCTTCGCGTCACGCGGCCAGTCCGCAAGGACAGCGCGGGCGACCATTTGCTGCGCTTGTGCGGCGGAGGAAATTCGAGTTTCGGGCGGCGTTGCGTCCGGCTGTTGAAGGTTTTTAAGTCCGTCATACCCGGATGGGTTTTCGATGAGTGAGGTTGAGTCTGTCATAACACGGGCCATTTATCTTTCGGACATTTTTCGGTGGCGAGAGCGAGCTTGATTCGGGTGCATCCGCATTTTCCACAGGCGATGAAAACAAGTCCACCAGCAGCACCACCCCAGTATGGACAACCCTCGCAAATCCTCTGTCGTTCGGCTACCTGTTCGTAGGTGCAGGTCTTGAATCCAGAGAGCGCGAAATCAGTGACCGCTTTCATCAGGTGTCCGGCGCGGGCCAGCATGGACGGAAGCTCTATATCCACGCACAGGCCGGGGACGGGCGTGTTCTGGCACACGTTCGCCTCGAATTGATGCCGCCACTCAAGGCCGATGGGATAATTGTTCACCTCCCGATGCTTCCGGGCGTTCTCCATGAGTTGCGCGAAAAAGGGATGCTCCATTCGTAGCCCGCTGTCCGGGTCAATATAAACGAATTGACCACCAGCCGGAACTTTCGTCTTGTGGATAACGGTCAGCATATCTCAGGCATCACCATACGTTACGTTGGCATACACCTGATTGGCTTTTCTTGCAAACTCTTTCCACGACCCGTTTCCGGCAATCGGAACCTTGGTTCCTGCGACTGCTCCCTTCGATCTGGCTAAATCTATCAGGACAACCGCGCTATCCGCATCATCTGGAGAGCGACCTATTTTTTTTCGACATTCTTTTTTGGTATCGAGTTTGATTTTTTTATTCTCGTCCGAATACTCCCTGCTGCAAAACTGGATACATTCATCCTTGTTCAGCCCTCCAAGTTGTCCTCCCATAAGGAAATTCCGGCAGGAATAATAAAGCTCGGTCACTTTTCGGTCGTATCTGTCTTTGGCTGGAGTGGCGTCAACTCGACTGACTGGCATGGTTGATGGCGCACCACCAAACTCGACTCGATGGATTTCCACGTTCTGCTTTCCATCGTTCCACTCTTTGCAGATGATGTCCGCCGTCCCGCCGCCCTCTCCAGTCGTATCCATGGCGAAGTTTTTTGGTTCGATGCCGCGTTTTTTGCACTCCTCGATTACTTTGTAGGCGATTTGGTAGTGAATTGGATCTTTACTCGTCGCTTTAATCTGGATATTGATGGATTCCGTCAACTGAATAGCGGTTCGACCGTCCGGCAAGTCGCCAAGTAGGGCGAACCTTAAAATACATTTGTCCCCGCCAAAAGCAGGGTCGAGCGCAGAAATCGGTATCGCGCTGGAGAAAAAAGTCAGTTTCCCGGTGCCGTTATACTTCTGGATCAGGGCTTCGCTGAAAATTGTCCGGCAAATCCCGTCCGGCGTCCAGAATCCTCTCGTCTCACGCCAGTAGGGGACGGTTTCACGCGCCCCCGGCTGGGCCTGCACTTTGGCGAGGTCTCGATTGGTGTAGATAAACTTCCATTTGTCTTCTCCCAGCTTCACGTTGGGCGATTTTTCACCGTCGAAATGGAGACAGACACCTGAATCAATGCCCCACTCAGGGACTCCGCGAATATCCCACTCCTCATCCTCGACACTGATTGAGTTCCAGCCGTCTTTTGGCTCACAGAGTCGTCCGTGGCAGTCCATGTGAGAGGTGGGATTGCCGATAATTAGCAGTCGGAAGTCCTCGCACCCTTTTTGCAGGTTGGGCAGCGCACGAAAGATGGCCTCCGGGGTGTCGGTAGCCTCGTCAATCACGACTAGCATCCGTTTATTGTGGACACCTTTGATGTTTGCGACCGCTTTCTCCACAGGCCCATCACCGACGGCGATTCCGAATATGCCGTTTTTGTCATCGCCCTTCACCGCCTGCAAAGTGGTCTTGGAATCCACCATGTTGCCGGGGAATTGTGGTTGCTCATCGTAAAGCTGCTGGATGATGGGCCAGATGCGGCGGCGAACCATTTTCCCTGTCGTTGTTGTCAACACAACAGAGGTGTGCTTTGGGTCTGCCGCCCAGAACGCCATTGCGAAAACGCCCGCCATGTACGTTTTGCTTGCGGTCGCGCAACCGGCAAACGCATTTGTTTCATTCTCACACAGCGACCGGCACGACCACTCCATCCACGGATGCCACTGGAGGTTCGGCCAGAGAAATTTGCAGACGTTTCGGAAATGGGCGTATTTTCCAAGCCCTCCCTGCTCATGCGTCCGGCCTGATTTGAAGCATTCGAGTTCGATCAGGAGTTGCGCGTTGGCGGCGTCTAGGACGTTGGGCTTGAGCCGCAGTCCGTATGTGTTTATTTCTGGCACAAAAGGATTTAATACCTTTCCGGCCTACGAATCAATGGCATCGGCTTGGTTAATTGTGCGCGTTGCCCGACTAGAAATCCATGCAGTCCTTGTTTGGCCAGCTTTTCTTCGCGGGTTTCCTTCGGACGATGCCATGGCTGCATCTTTCCCTCTTTGTAGGATTGGAACGACCCACACAGGCTGCACCAACGGCCACCGGGGATACAGACGGTTCGAGGTAATGGATGCAGGCATAACATGGTGTCAATCAAAATGGTACAGGATCGGATTCTTCCTCACCCGTTGCCGGCGGCGGGTCAGGCTCCGCAGGCGCGGACGACCTCGGCGCGCCGTCACGCGGAGTCGGTTTCCACTGATTTAAACTTATACTATGGCTGTCACCGTATTCCCCAAGCTGCTTTCGCGGCGACACGTTCAAGTTGATGTAGCCATCGGCATTAACGTGTTCGTTGATAAAGTCGCGCAGTTCCTTGGCCTTGAAGGAGAGGCAGAGGAACTTTCCGTAGCGTCCATCGCGCTCGACAGCTTTGGATTTTGGCACATACAGAATTGCAGGTCGGTCGTTCATAAATTACATCGCTCTCTCTTTGAAAAGTTGGGTCACAAATTTAACAATCTCGTCCTCTTGTTCCCACTCAAATTCCTTTTCGTGCCATCCGGTCACATCGCATACCCAATTAACTTTTATCTTCCTTGGGTTGGTGCATCGAAGAATTTGAATGCTGCTGTTTGGGTGGAATCCCATAAATCAGTGTCCAATAAATTTCAGTTTGTTTTTAGCGCAGTGAATACACTCCCACCAAATTAGGGTGGTTTCTCCACATCCGTTTGTGCAGATAAAATTACCGGACTGACTGCGCCACTTGTGCCAGCCGAAAAAGCAGCAGATTTTCTTTTTCAATCGTCACCACCCTTCTTGCCAAGCAGCAAAATCAACACGACGATTATCACCATGCAGGCGCAGAGTCCGATGATGTCATTTGAGTCAATCATGGAATTGTTACCTCCTCCAGACGGTCAGAAATCAGTTCCTTCTGAGTGAATCCTTCACGCTGAAATTTCTGAACCATATCCCTGACGGCGAGTTCAAATTGCTCATCGCTTTTCCAAACTGCGCTGGCGAAGGTGTGGATTACTCCGGTCACTGGATGCTTGAATTTTACCACTCTGCGTTTCATCCGAGCATCTCCTCCTCAACTTTGGCGAACCACGCCTTCGCGTTCTTGATTGCTTCCGGCAGCGTGTTTTTCGGATCGAGTGAGTGCATCCTGACCTGAATGCTTTGACCGTATTTCCAGAAAATCAGCGCGGCACCACCGTAAACGTCCATCGGGTCGGCGGGGTTTTTGTAAAATACCTCGTCGCACAGGGCGAGTTCGGCAATCCTTTTCAGGACTGGCGTGGAGACTTCGGGTGGAAAGATTGATCCCATATTATTTCGTGGAGTTAGATGGGATATTTGACGGCATGTATTTTCCAGTTCCTCCAATTCCTCCAAGAGAACTGATTGATCCGGGTGGGTCTCCAATTTGAAAGTTGGGGTTGTTGGCAATCGGCACCGGACAAGGCTTCGGCCCGTGCCCATACCACTTCTCCCGCGCCTTCACGCCGGTATTCCACGCCTTGAGGCAGTCGGTCAGGTAACGCGCCAGCAGGAAGTCCGGCGTGTCGCTGCCGTTCTCGATGGAGTAGCGGTTGATGATGTCTTGCAGGTCGCGCTCGAAGTTGAGGAGCGACTGCTGTTCGTGGGTTAGCAACGCGCACGGTTTTCCACGCTTCTCGATTTGCTCGTCCAGCACGGCGGCAAAGGCGAAGGCGAGGGTCGTGTCCATGATGATTTTCTTGCACTCGTCGCGGCACCACACTTGGGCCGCAGCTTCGATTGATTCTTGTGATGGTTGGGTCATAAAATTAGGAGGTAAACATTTCACGGATTGGAGTGGTCGGAGCCAAAGGTTTCGCTCGTTTCCCACAATTCATACAACGCTCCGAAGGCTGGCCCGTTCCAGACCACATCATCGGAGAAATAATCGGGCCACCGCAGTCTCCGCAAGTGCCAGTGACGTTGTGGTTGTGAGGGATTTGGATGGTTCCAAAATCGTTAGTGTTGGTGGCAGGCTGGGTCATAAAATTATTCCTTCACGGGTTGAAAGTTTTTCCACCAGTCCTCGTTTATTTCTATCCATGTGTCCCCACGTCCGATTAAAATCTCTACCCTACCGTGAAGAAATAACGGAAGGCGTTTGCGCCGCGCTCCGGTCGTGTCCGTTTGGTCTCCGGTGTGGACGGTGCCATACTCGTAGCCGATGCCGAGGAGGTTGATGAGGAAGGGTTTCATGGCACACGCTCTCCGGTATTCATTTTTACTTGAATGGCTCGGTCGTCCCAAAGCTCGATCATGCCGAAGTCTTTGACATTGGTCACTGTCAGAACTTGGCCGATGTGTTTCTGGCACCATTTTTCGATTGGGCCAATGGCGTCCACTTTTTCCGTGCTTCCAATGATGGTCGCACCATGCCCGTGAACGCGAGCGGTAAAAATCTTCACGGACTTTCCTTCGGCCAACCACCCCTTGACCCGCGAGAGCATCAGTGGTACCGGCTCTCCGATTTGGTCAACGCCTTTCCACCCTTCGTAGTGGGCAAGAGTTCCATCGAGGTCAACTGCAATCCATCCTGATTGGCTCATATCGAAAACTCCTTTCCGCAGCGGACGCATTTGTGGGTGGTGAAATGACACGGGTGAGACAGGTTGCTGTCTTCTAAATCGTGGTAATCCCTGCCGACAGACGACTCCTCGCAGACGATTCGTTTATTGAGCCGGAAGTAGGCGATTATTTTGCGAATGGTTTTCACTGGGCCAGCCTTTCTGGGGTGGGTTCTCCACGAAAATCAGGTCTGCCAGCCATAACCACAGGGCGGGAAACGTACGATGGCATTTCGGTTTTTGCCTTCTGGTATTCCTCCAGCAAATTCGTTTTTTGCTCGGCCTTCTTCTTCCAAAACGCGATAGCCTCGTCCCGCACCTGAAGCTCGCCCTGAATCAAATCTTCCAGATCGAAACGGGAGTCAACGGCCTTTGCGACTGACTCCTCGTACCCGCAGTGGGTCTGGGCCAGCCGCTCGAAGCGGGTAATGCTGCGGCGAATTTTGGTCATGGATTTCATTGATCGTATTCCTTTTCTGCTGCTGTTGGTTGCACCGGCTTATGCTCAAGCCCGTGTTTTTTCTTTCGTTCAGCCTTCTCCTTCTTGGCTCGCTGCTCGGCCTTCTGCTGCCGCCAGAACTCGCGCTTTGTCTCAGTCGAAAAACGATACAGGTCGTGGTTGATAATCTCCCATCCTCCAGAAATCACCCGCACCCTTCGACCCTGCTCGACACCGCTGGTGTCATTCGCATCCGGTGAAGTCAAAACCCTCAATGCTTCCTGACATTCGTCTAGCGATACCTTCGCCCGATCAGCCAACCCAACCACCGAGGACTGAATCCGCCCCTCGAAATCCTTCATCGCCAGCATAGCTATCCAAACGAGGCGAGTTTCCTTCGACTCCTGAACCCACAAAGACGAGTTCAAAATCTTCCCCCACAGCAATGTAAATCCGTTCATGTCCAAGACAATTACGGAACTGTCTCAAAAGGTCAAGAACTATTTTGTCCAGACAAAATGTAAGACAAACGCATACAGATACAGATAAAGACAGGGCGGAACCCTCCAAAGACACCCTTCCAACCCAAGTGAACCCGCGCCAGCGAGCCTTCGTGGATGGTCAACGGTCGGGAAGGATCAAAAGCTGGTCAGAAATACACGCTGTTTTTCGGACTGAATACGAGGATAGGCCACCAGACAGGACGCAGACCGAGAAAGTTCCAGAAACCAACAAAATTCTCTGCTACGTGAGCGTGCGCGGCTATGCCGGTCAAAGGGGTGGTGGGGTGTCCGTCCGCTGGTGCCATCCAGAAAAGAATGCTTTCCATCCCCCAGCCTGCCGCGTGATCCGCTGGGCAACTGTAGCTTCCTGCACACATTTCGCACAACATCACTTCTGTTTAGTACGAATCCAGCTTATGTATGCTGAACATCAAGGGTTTACACTGTCACTTGACAGGCTGGTAGGGTTATTCGGAGCAGGTGACGCGGGAGGAGTGGGATCATGGGCCACAATTGAGTCGTTAAGGCTGGCAAATCCCCTTGCCCTTTGCTCGCTCTGGGGCCGCTTTGATCCGGGCAACGGTCTCCCGGCCATGATGCGCTCTTGCTCGCTCAATCGGTTTTGGGCCTCAGAAAGCTCTTTAAGGCGTTTTGAGTCACCCTCGGCCATGGCATCATCAATCAGACCGTCAAGAGCGTCCAATTGCTTCCGTACGCGTGCCAGCCTACCTCCCGTGTAATCCTCTGGCTGTTTTGGCAATGCTTGAGCAATAGGAGGCTCTTTTGTGGCTGCAAATTTGGCGAGCAATTCGTCCAGCAGGACTTCCTTGCGATTAAGGACTTCCTTGCGGTGCATTCTGGCCTGCAATGCTTTTGCAGCCAATTCCCTTGTGTTTTCCTTTGTGATGAACGGCATATTGCCAAGGTGACAGATTACCCGCTCCCGGTCAACTCCGGTTATGCGGCAAGGCTATTGGCTGGCCATTGATCCGCTCTTGGCTGGGGCTTGAATGGCATCATTCCGGGACGCCAAAACACCAGTTTCACTTGACACCAAACCTTGTTTTACCTCGTAAATCGAGCATAACAAAAAAGTATGCTCGAATTGAAAATAATCATTGCACACACAAGCCCCTTGTGACATATTGTTCTCACGGTGGAAGCAATCCCCCACCGCAACTCGTGAGATTGCCGGTGACTCCGTGAGCCGTCTGGACTGTCAATCCAAACACAAAACTGACTGACCCGTGAGTGGTGGGGGTCATTAAACTCCATCGAGATATGCTAGATCGCTTCCGTGAGGAATGGCCTGATACGCCACTGGGAAAACAACCGCGAGCCGAACGCAAGTAAACGAGCCAAGGAATAAATCCTTGCCGGTGACAAGCCCGGATGTAATCGCGAGTCTATAAACCTATGAGAACTGACGTTAAAATTGATAAAAAGCAAGTTCAACTCCCCTATCACTGGCGCAGTGGGTATGATAAATACAAAGCGCAGTTTGGTGACGTTGTGTTTTTCAAGGAAGGAAGCCGTACTGAAATTGGGCGAGTAATTGGCCGCATTGCCGAGGGTAATGATCCTGATTTTGGAAACCTCAAGAATTACCTTGTCGTAATTGGCGTCAGTTTGCGTTTTGGTGGAACATTTGAACGGTGGGTGAAGCCTGAAAATGTTGAAAACTGCTACCCAAACGATTGCCTTGAGCTTTCCCGGAAGCTCGCCATTTTCTTCGCCGACAAGTGGCTTTCAAAACCCACTGACGAATTGCGTAAATCGGCTCAAGACGGCGATTTTTTCATCAAGAATACATAAACCTACCCGGCCATAAATCGCGCCTTTCCTTATGGGAAGGGCGCAATTTCTCGCCCGCTCTGTAAACAATAAACTCCTATCAAATTATGACCACTATAGCAGAATACACTGGCTTGCGCGTGCCTACCTACGCTCTTTCAACCCTCGTAAACGCGGATTCATCCGGCATTGAGGACGCCGACATTTTGGCGATTGATGAATGGTTTTCCCAATTCACCGAGGAAGCACGCGCCAAGGGCGGACACGTTATCTTTTCCTGCGGTGAATACGAGGGAAGCTTTACGCATTCCCCCGAATTTGGCCTTCCCTGCGATTGTGTGGATTGCACCATTTTGATCGTCAAATAATTTCCTAACAAACTCCTAAACCGTAAATTCAACTCCTAAAAATATGCAAAATAAAACTCTGTTTACTGGGCGGTATTCAACCGCAATTCAGCAAATAAACCACCCTATACATGAGGGCGCAAAGAATCCCTATCATGGGCATTTTTTTATCGTCGGTTCAATTCCTGCCGCGTGTTACGACCATGAGCAGGGAAAGAGCAAAATCTACCCGTCTTTGGCGGCTGTCTCTGCCGCTATTGAATCGGCTGGGGTGGAAAGGTATCAACTGCCGGATTGCTCTTGGAATAAGCCAGCAAAGATTTAAACCGGCCTCAAATGCCGTCCGTTGCCTTTAGGCTGGGGCTGGCAATTTGACGCTAAACTCCTAAACAAAAACGCAGTTAAAACATCAAACTCCTATGTCAAACAACAAGCAAATCGCCCACTTGTGGGCAAATCAATCCCGCGAAAGTGGCCGAGGAAGCCACTTTTATTTCGAGGGTGACACCATCTACTCCTATGGCACGCATTTCCCCATAGCGCGGCATTACAAAGGCGCGGTTTTGTTCACCACTAAAACCTACTCCTCCTCCACTCAGCGGCATTGCTCGCATGTCCGCCAAGCCTGCTATCACTTGCCGGTTTTCAATATCTCCGATGTCCGGGGCAATCCGTCCGGGCAGGACGTTAAAGAATACGGCATTAAGATTTCCGGTCTCGTCAAATCGGCGAGCAAGGCGCGGAATGTCCAAAACCATTTGGACGGCATCACGCGCAAGGTGGAGGAGGCCAACCGTTTTTGCGAGCGGTTTGGATTCAAAACTCGCTTCACCGTCCCGGCAAATTGGGAAGCCTTGAAAGAGAAGGCCAAGGGTGACGAAAAACGCGAGCAGGAAGCCAAGGCGCGGAAGGCGGCGAAGTTTGAGGCTCAATGCGCCGAGACCGTCCAAAAGTGGCTGGCAGGCGAAACGGTGAGCATTCCCTACGCTTATAGTAAGGTGTTGCTACGGGCGAGTATCTTTGACACCCAGCAAATCCTTGAGACCTCCAAGGGTGCGCGTGTCCCGCTTGAATCGGCCCATCTCGCCTTCCGGTTTTGCCTTTCTAAACGTGAGGCTGGATGGAAGCGCAACGGCGAGACCTTCCGGGTGGGTGATTTTAAGATTGATGAAATTACCCGCGATACGGTCAAGGCCGGATGCCACACAATCGGGTTTGACGAGATTCTGCGCCTTGCAACCACCCTTAACTGGGTGTAATTGGAAGCGAATTTGCGCCGGTCATTGATTTGACCGGCGCAAGTTTTCGGCCAGTAACCGAAATGAGAAAGGACTCCTATAATGAAAACCGTATCTGATTATTCCGTCCGCGAGCATGGCATCATGCTGCCGGATTATTTCCAAGGCCAAGGGACTTCCTACACGGGTTTTGATGATGTCGCAACCGGCATCGGCGAGACCGCAGAGGAAGCATTCGAGGATGCTCTTGACCAGTTGGCACAAAACGACTGGGAAACATCCACCATCCCCTGCCCGGATTACAGCAAGTCGCCGAGCGTGACGGATTACCTCGAAAAGATTGGCGTAGAGCAGGACGCCGAAAGCGCGGATTCTTCCTACTGGTATGTGTCCGTTTTGGTGAAGTAAACCCCGATTACCCCAACCATCCTGTCGCCTTGTGCGCCGGGATGTATAGAGCAATCCCGCCAGCAATCCGCTGGTGAAATTTATCAACTACTATGAAACTGAAATTGTTCGTCCAATTATTGCGCGGGATTATAAACCGCCACGGTCTGAAAGTGAACGGAAGGCCCGTCAAAGACCCTCAAATCGTGCGCGGAGTTTTGCGCGTTTATGATTCCGAGACGTGCGCCGAGATTCAAATCTGTTCGTCCATTTTCCATGCGCCAGTAACCATTACTGACTTTGCCGGAAACAATGTCAGGCTGTATTAACCCCCAACCGAAAGGAAAATTATTATGCGACACATCATCAGCCCAGACCGTAAAACACTCACCATCCTCATTGACGCGGACGAGCAAGCTGAATTATTCGAGTGCGCCGAAATTCAATCGGATTCGGCCATGACGGACTTCTTTGAACGTCTCACTTGCAATTCGGAATTGCAATGGATACCGGAAGGCGTCACGGGCGATTTGACGAGTGCGCCGATGCTGGGGATTTTGGGCCAGCCCCAAGTTACCCACAACGGGCCTTATGGCTCAATTCCTTGTGGCCGGTGGTCTGAAAACAAGACGGTTGTTGACTGGCATCAGCCCGTCCTTGAGCGTTGGATTTTCGCGCAATACGAGACCGTCTCTGTTTTGGAAACCCTCCGCGACAACGGACAAGCCCTTTTCATCAGCTAACAGTCAATTAAACTCCTAACAAAGAAAGAATCAGAAAATATGAGCAATGAATCAAAAACAGTAATCGGCTACAAAGGCTTCGACAAGGGCTTAACCTGTCGCGGCATTCAGTTCGAGATCGGCAAAGAAACCAAGCACGAAGGCGAAATTAAGCTGTGCAATAAAGGCTTGCACTTCTGCGAAAATCCGCTGGACGTTCTCCGCTATTACGGGCCAGCCAAAAGCGAATACGCGGAAGTGAAGGCGCAAGGTGTTTCCGATGAAACGGAAAAGGACAGCAAGCGCGTTTGCTCGTCCCTCACCTTGACCGCTAAAATCTCCCTCAAGGCGATTATCACGGCAGGGGTTTCGTTTCTGATTACTGCGGCTAAGAAGAAACCGGATGAACCGGGAAAGCCTGTTGGCTATTCCAGCCCCAGCGCGACCTCTGGCAATTCCAGCCCCAGCGCGACCTCTGGCTATTCCAGCCACAGCGCGACCTCTGGCAATTCCAGCCCCAGCGCGACCTC